AGGTCCTGTCGAAAGCAATCTCCAGTGTTTTAAGATTAAGGTCCTCTGTGATGGGAGTGCTGAATGCCCGTTCCAGATCTGCCGTTGGATAAATTTTGCTTTTGTAAACTCTATCGCTCACGGCATCTCTGCCCATGTCTTCTATCTTCCAGCAGTATTCGCAGCCCGCGGGCCTCTCGCCGGCAATCATTTTAGCGCGATCTTGTTTCTTCTGAGGAGTGTTGTGCAACAATCTTGGATTGTGTCGTAATTTCTCCACATCCACTTGATGTGCAGGTGGATGATGGCAACTGGTAGTCATGCCGGATCCCAACCATATGGTGGCGTTGTACCATTTGGCTCCACAGAAACTAGGACTCAATAAGTCCAGTATTTGTTTACGATATTCCAGATCTGCGTTCTCGTTCATGATATCCCTTAACTTTTACACTCCTGCCAAAATTCCTTCATCTCAGGAAACGTGTTTTCAAAACTTGTGCCTCGTCGACGATCATGCTCCGAGAAGAATGCGTAAAAATTCTTTTTCTGCGCTTTGTCTATTTCAGCGTGCTTGCGCCAGTAAGCGAGATTGCGCAGCATCTTTTGTATCTCAAAGTCCTTGAACACAGCAAAATCTTTGTTGTCCTGTTCTGTGTTCTCTTGATGCTGTCTCATATATTCAATGTTTTGCTCATGTATCCGCTGATAACTTTGCGGAAGCAAAGTGATCTGCTGCCACGCCGGCTGGCGCAGCAAAGGTATGTCAAACCATATCCTTTGATAGGTTGTGGAATGTTTCTGCCTCAATTGACGAATATTTATTAGCAATTTGTCCAGGGACGTCACACTGAGATTGTTGTAAGTTATAATGAAACTCACGCTGTTACGGCCAGGTATGCGTGTGAGGAATTCATCCACATTGTCCATCAATTGATTGTAATTCATGCCGTGTCGTATGTAGTTGGCACGAGATCCATGAGCATCCACGGACACAAACTGCATGAAGTGCTCGATGCTCCCATCCAGGCACATCCTCTTGACAGCGTCAAAGTATTGATCCTTTAATTTGTCTCTGGGTGGACACATGTTGGATGTCACATTGAGATGTAGATCGGGTTTGGGATGATTGATAATGTAATCAAACACCCGATATGTGTTGCTGTCCATCATGGGTTCACCACCGGTCATGCGGAAATGTTTTAAATTCTTGTATAGTTCCGGCCACCAGCGCCAGAACGCCTCCACGTAGGGATTATTTTCTCTGTTGGGTATTGGTTTCCTGCGCCCCATGAAGTGTTCGGGTGCGTTGTGTGCGGGCTCGGTTGGATATTCTCCATAGATATCTATCTCTTTGCCCCACGTGGTGCTGAACTGAGGGGAACAATAGCTGCATTTAAAGTTGCAGGCATTGTTGAAGTTGACTTCCACATATGAAGGTGTGTGCGCAGGGTTGAAGGGGTTCTGTGTTATCTTTTCGAAATCCTGCATGGCCCAGGGTTCTCCACTACGATAATGACGATCACTCATCTCTCCGGTGTCTTCAATATTCCAGCAATAGGAACATCCTTCGGGCCTTTGCCCCTCCATCATCTTTCGTCTCTCTGAGATCTTCTGTGCGGTGTTGTGCAGAGCAGAAGGATTGTGAGCCAACGCTGCTCTATCTATTTCGTGGAGTGGTGGATGGTAGCAGGAATTGGTCAGTCCCGTGGGCAGGTGCAGTGACACCTGATTCCATTTGGCTAGACAGAAACTTGGGCTAATTTTATCTAGTTTCTTCTGTGCCTTATCAGCATTGTGTTTGTAATCACTTGCTTTCACGATCTTGCACTCCCTTGTTCCTGTGTGGTTGTTGGCAGAACTTATAGAATTTGCTCTCTGCCGCATCGAGGTCCGCCAAAGGCAGCCCCAAGCGCTGTCTCAAAGAGTTTCCGTATGACGCCATATCAGATTCTATATCATACATCATGCGAGAAAACTTGTCGCTCATAAATTCTAAATCTCTTACCAACGTGATGTCATAGTTGGTATCCAATGTGGCCATGTAGCAACCACATCTAGCACCCAGCATCGCCCACTTGCCATTGTCCACATCTTGTCCGATGCTCATCCATATCAATAAAGTTTTCAAATTTACAGTTTCTATTGTCTCCATGAAGCCGTTGGGATTAACTTTCTGTCCTCGATCTAGGCTCATTTTTACCCCTTCCCTGTATCCTGCTATGAAGGCCTGTTCTGGTGTGTGATTGATGTGTGTTGTTGAATAAACATTGTGCAGGTTCTCGTGTGGCACGGTCCAGCAGAAATCTATCTTGGATCGCTCATCCACTGCATTCTCATGTGTTTTCATGCCTAGGCATGTCTTCTTTGGCCATCCGACCAGTCCACCATTGCCATACACTAGTCCGTTGATTATGTTTCTCGCCCTCCAGCGATGCACGGCAGCGGGATTGGTCTTGCTCCAGTCCAATGTCTGCAACAGAAAGGTAGAATCTATCCTGTTGTCACCATCTATGCTGATGAAAAAATCTGTTTCTGCACATTCGGCTGCGGCCTTGTGTGCGTTGTCAAATCCTTTAACGCCATGCACCCGCTTGGCCCAGGGCACTATGTTCAACAGGTCAGCGTAGTTCTCGTCGGCGTTGGGCTCGCGATAGCTGATGAAAACAAAGTCAAGGTCACTTATTCTGACGGTGTACGCCATGTGTAACCTCCTTCCACTACCTCGATAGGCCAATAGGGATCATTACGTTCAAGATTATACCCTCTTTCGTCTTTACGCAGCAAGGAAAATATTCTGTGAGTTCTTTTTTTATGTTTCTTTCCTATAGAACCATCATAGATAAAATTATTGATGCCATTCTCTAACAGAAACTTATATTGCTCCTGCGTAATTTTCACAGTGTTGTTGTTGGCTTCTCTACGCAGACACACTATCTCTGTTTCGATAACTTCCATATAGAAATTATTATCGGGCGGTGCAGATTTGAAACTATCTAATGCTTTAAAAAATTCTGTCATGAAAAATATCTATCATTTTTTTATCATGGTAATGCCAAATGCGGTCGAACCTACGTCCTCCCACATACATTCTGTCATCCATGAAAACTGGATTGAGATAATTGTATTGATCTACAGCATTCGCCACACCATTTATTTCAGGCTTGCCATGTATGAATTTAAACCACGGATAATCTATCAAGTGCATTTGGAGAGGATCCATGATCCTGTAGGCGAGGGAATACACAATGTCCGTTGAGGGATATTGCTCATGGCAATTTATTAATAGCCCATTCTGAACCTGCGTCCAATTATCAGTAATGGCTTTGCACAATTTAAAAAATTGCATGGCTCTTTCACTGCGCCTAAAATAGGTCAGTCCGTTGTAAACATCTGGTAGATTATTTTGATGGAACAATTTCCTATAAGGAGTTTTTTTAATTATCTGGTCTTGATAGTTCCTACAGTTCACGGCAAACACAAGGTCATGCTGACACAGATGATTCCACCACCAGTCGACATTGTGCGTGAACAGCATGTCTGCTTCTAATTTTATGGTATGGGTGAATGGTGATAGTTTGAATGCTTTGTGTTCGTTGGCAAATTTCAATGATTGATCTTGGCTGTGATCCTGTTTCAAAACAATCACCGAGTCCACATATTCGCTCTGTATCTTTGTATGCTCGTCCACAATCACGCAAACATTATTAATCTTGCAATTTTTCTTGATTGATCTTGCCAGGGCGACACTCAGTTTGGCATAATCTGTGCTGTCATTGTTCTGGGCGAACCAGAGAAAACCCTTAGACATTGAAAGGTATCTCCTTGTTAAGCACATGCACATCCTGATCCGAGATCAAATTCATATATTTGTCGTGTTTGAATATCAATCCCGTCTCGTCTATCTTTAAAATTTGCGTGTCCATGGGCAACATGGCCATGGCGGATGGTATGAAATACTGTTTTGTGAATCCGTTCAGCTGATGCAACGCCATTGCAAAGGCGTAATCATTCCTAAAATTACGAAACTCTATCCTGTACAGGTTACAGAAATAATCATAATGCTGCTGTATGTGCTGTATCAGATCAAAAATTTTCCTGGAGAAGGAAGTTTTCTTGAAGATAGTCACTGTGGCCCATACCAAGGGTATCATGCTCTTTGTCTCATAGAGGAAACTCCCCCTGTTGGTGAGATCATGCACACGATCATGCAACACAAAATCATATTTGCTGTTAGTGAATGATAATAAGTTGCCGGTATAGACAAAATAATCAGCGTCCAAAAGTATGGTGGTATCATACGGAGAATGATCATAGGCCATGGCCCTCTCTAGATTGTACCATGGGATGGGTCTGTTCTTGTAATAACGCTTATTGCCTCGGGCATTTTCCACAAGTACTAATCGATCTGCTTCCTGTATGTTTTTTCTCGTGGCCTCATTGGTCACCACTGTGACAGGCAGCCCTAGATTTCTTTTGACCTGACGTATGCAAAAATTAGCAACGCGATGATATTGCAATTGATCCGAATCGAAACAGTAGATTAATGCTCCCACTGACATTTTTATATTTTTTTCTTCAATCGCTGGTGCAACTGATGATATTCATTGAGTGCTTCTTGATTGCGCTGTATCAAGACATCTAAGAATCCTTGTGGATCAGTGATCTCGCAAGGATTATCATTGGTATCCAGTATGAAAAATCTGTCGTGCTGTTGTTTTAATACACTGACAATATTAATGGTGTCGGCGTCAGCATGAAAAAGATGATTGTTGTATGCTACGATCTGACGAGATTTTGCTCGTTCCAGTGCATTCTTCTTGGCAACAGCGATATCAAAGCTGAGGTCAGATCGGTCACGCAAAGATTTAATATCCATATCTGTATTGTACAGCTAATTATGGAAAAAATCAAGCTGGTAAAAAGTTTTTATGTCGTGGTATTTGATACTACTGCAGTGGAGTCTGGCGTGTACACCGTGGCAAGACCTTCTGCTGTGGTTGGATTCACAGTCTTCAGTACCACGTTGGTTGTGCCAATGAAGTTGGCATATTGATCCACACCTGATGTGTTACCAGCGGTGAATTCGCTATCACCTGAATCTGGATCCACTATAGAAGTCCTGATGGTCACCACAGAGGCGGAACCTGCTGCTGCATCGGCTTTGGCTTCCACTTTGAAAAACATGGTGGTGTATGTGCCTGAATCTTGTGTTAATTCTATAATGGTCTGATATGATGTTGTCAGTTCGTAGAAACCAACGTTGGTTCCATCCTCAGTGAGTGTCTCTCCTGTGCCTGATCTTGAGGAATTCTGTGATTTCAATCGGAAATCTCCCAGTGCTGAGATCAATTGGTCCACTGAGTCGTCTTTGGATGTAGCTGATGATCCGCCATTGCCGGTTCTAGTGATGTTGATCTGTATCTTGCCGCCTGCGTTGAAGAAAAAACGTGCCTGATTGGCATTGGTGAATGTGATAGAATGTTCCACTACGTGTGATCCTATATATCTGGTGCCGGATGCTGAAGTTTGCAGAGCTGCTGACGTGCTCAGTGCTGTGGCATTGGGACATCCATTCGCCACTGATGCTGCCAGTGTCGTTAGGTCGGCCTCTAGAGCTGCTTTGACAGCGATAACATCTCCTGCTGATTTAGCCTCTGTTGATGTCAAAGTGTCATTGGCATGATTGGCCACGTTGTCCATGGCTGAAAACAATGAGTTCCATTGGGAGGCTGTGATAGTGTCTCCTACCGTTACTGAACTCAATTCTGTCTGCCCCAATCCATGTTGAAGGGCTCCTGTGCCAAATGTGTAGTTGATTCCTTTAACTGCACCTGAACTGTTTAAAAAATTATTATACTCTTGATCTAGTATCTTATCACCGGCCACATAACTCATACTATTTGACTCCTATTACACATTCTGTTAAACTTAATAGCGCATTATATTTATCACTGAGCAGCCTACCCAGCACGTTAAATGCAGTGCATTCATTAAGCACAGCCACCCTGGCAACACCAGGAATATGACTGGACACGATGCGATCTCCTGCCATACCGCTTCCAATAACCTTCACCCTGGCCCTACCTTTGAGGGCAATCATGGGATGGCTGTCGTTATTACCAGCATCCTTGTTCATTAAAAACGCTGGATTTTCAGACACTACCCCAAAAACTCTGTGATCCAATTCCTGATTGCATTTTGTTATCTCTTTTGACCCGCCCAATATCACCACATCACCTGATTCCAGCGGCACGTCTGTGGCATAACGCTCTGCTATATCAGCATACTGGGCTGCAGTAGAAGTCGCATGAACCACATTGGCCCTGATGTCCACCAAAATGGGAGAGGCAATCTCACCTTGATCTCTGAAAGCGGTCCATGCTCCACCGGCATTACCGTGAAGTGTAGTGCCGTCATCTGCAAAAGTTTCATCCCAAACCCAATATAAATTCTCATTAGTGCCACCTGCAACATCACTCCTTTTTACTTTCAATCCAGAATAATTTGGCATGGCAGCAGCAGTGGAAATATTTCTGTTCAATTCTATTATATTGTCTTCTATGGACAGTGTCTGTGTCTCCAAGATCACCTGAGTTCCTGTGACTGTCAGTGTGCCAGCCACTGTGAGGTTAGGCACGCTGACATGGCCAGTCAATCCGCTTATGGACATCGCAGTGACATCATCACCGCTCTTATTCACTTTGAATAATATGTTTCCACCAACAGTGTTATTTTTTAAAAGCACGTTGTTGCCGCCTGTGATTCCCAACAATGCATCTGAGCTATTTCCTACCAGCAAGCCGTCATCAGAAGCTACGGTAAATTGATAGTTCGTGGTTTCTGCTTCGCTGGATTTTAAAAAATCATTGACTGATAATCCACCAAACAGTTCTGAATTGGTTGCGGTTCCAACGAATTTGGCTCCCGCTATGCTGGTGGAGTTCATGGTTATGCCTTTTTGGATTGTGGTGAATCCCGTGATTGCGGTCAGTGGAGTGAACTGTTCCCTAGCAACTATGGCTACGATTTGATCGTCAACTAATAATTTTAAAAAAGATTTGAAAACTCCCACGTTGTCACGCACACTGTCTGGGACCACCTGGGTGACTCCAGTTCCCGACACTGTGGTTGGTCCGATCAGCTGCCATCCCGTTCCCGAATACACATACAACTGACCATTGCCTGTGTCGAACCACATGTCTCCAGCATTGATGTTGGTGGGTCTGGTCGCACCCACTGTGCTGCTGCCCACGGGTTTGAATGTTTTTCCGTTCCAAACTTTGATTTGATTGGTCAGTGCGTCATACCAGAGCTGTCCTTTGATTTTTCTCGGAGGTGGTGTCGTGTTGGCAAAATTTTCTAATACCTTTACAAAGTTTTCATTAAGCCTTTCACCAAAACCCGCATAGCCTCTGCCAAACAATGCGATATCGGTGCTTGTGATATTGACTGTGCCATCCTTCAGCACAACTAGTTTGGTCCCGTCGGTCTTGTTTATGGTGTAAGACATATTTTTAATTGCTTTCGTTGTCCCTTACATGCACCAAAAAGCTAACATCTCCCAGTAGCTTGATCAAGATAGCTGCCAATTCAGGTGTCAATGCCTGATCAATTTTCACAAGATCATCAGCAGTCAAACTGCTTTGATAATTTGCGTTGATATAGTCAGCTACTTGTTGTTTCGTGATGGCCATTTTTATTTCTCCTTATTAATTATCCTTGTTTTGCGGCGTAGATATTGAGCCAATTGTTAAATTTTTTTCCCAAAAAGGGCCTAGCCAGGGTACCCAGCATGAAGCAGGCGCCCTCTCCTAGTATTCTCACTGTTTTCCCCATGATGTTGCCTTTAGTCTTTTTGCCCACCTGGTAGGCTATCTCGTCTGCTCTTGATTGAGCCAGTATCCTGACTGCTCGTACCAGCCAAGAATTGGTCTTTCTTTTGCAGTGCTTTTCCATAAATGCCACCATAGGACAGGCCCACAACCAATAACCTATTTTGGTGCTGTCACTCAAATATTTTACACTGAATTGGGTGTCAATTGCAAGATCTTCTGCTGAGAACAGGCCATTGTTTTTGAGCCAGGTGCATATGACTCTTCCATTGGTGTATTCCAGAGTCTCCACCATTAACCAAATTTCCGCCATGGCATCAGAATCGCGTCCAGCTCTCAGATGTTGTAATATCTTTGGCATGAATCTATTGTAATATCCTGCCCAGATCAAGCGATCATTCTGGTGAATGCCTTTTATCTGCGTCACTATGCTTTGCGCTCTTTGGTAATATTCCACAACTATGCTCTCTTTGAGCTTGTCTCGCAATGCCATGAACAGATGTGCCTCTGCCATAGCGGCCGTTGACATTCTGTTTTGCTCATCTCGAGTGAATGATACATGCTTTTCGCGGTTTGGTATGTGGTACGCCCATACCATGTTGTATATCAAACAGTTGTCCTCCCTGCTGAGCAAGGTTGTTTTGCAGTGATCCTCATCACCGTGCGTGATGCAATCTTCGCATGCCTGTTTCTTTGCCAAATATTCTTCAACGCTTATTCCCATTATTTCACTCCTGCTATCATGTATAACAATCCAAACATTGCCCACATGGCATAACCTATCGCAACATTCTTGGAAGGCTGATCGGTGTGTTTAACGAATCTGCCCAACAATCTGCTGACTGTGATACCTATGTTCATTATCCATCTGCCGGCCCTATTGTCCTGTCTTAATACACCCATCTTGTAGGCCATATGTTCAGCCCATGGAGTGGCTATTCTCCTGGCCCATCTGGTTGCCATCTCTTTTTGTTTTTGGTTCCGCACTGTCTTGTCTTTTATCCAGAACATACATTGAGGTCCTTCGCTGCTCATCCAGTCGACCACCACCCTGGCCCATTTCAAATAACCATAGTAGGCATGGGGATCTGACTGACGCAGCCATTTTCCGAATAGCTGATCTGCTTTGTAAATATCTTCTGATAGATAGCCCAATTCATACAACTTGGTACAAATAATTTTGCATCCACCACCACCACCTCCACCACCACTTGCAGGAGGTGGGGGATTGCCTGGAGTGCCTGAATATGGATTGCCTGTGGAGTCTCCAAAACCTGCTGTGGTAGATTGCCAATTCAATCCTTTGTTGAACACAGCTTTCCATACTCCATTTATTTTCACATAGGCAGCCCTAATATCCTTCCATATGCCGTCCCTTTTGAATTTGATCTGTGTGATGGTTTTCCATGCATTATCAATTTTTACTTTGGTCTTTGCACTTATCGTAAACACTAAAATTGCCTTGCCATTCGTGCCAGCGTTTCCTTGATTTCCACCACGCCCAGCGCCACCCGACGTACCCGCGGGATTTTGGCCAGTGGCAACCGTGGTGCTGCCTCCAGCTGGAACTAGAGATGTGCCCGAGAACCCTCCCGTGCCACCGACGTCGTTGTCATTACTGTCTCCGCCCTTGCCTCCAGCAAGTCCACCTCCGCCACCGCCTCCACCTCCACCGTCACCGTTGTGAGGTGTGCCGTTTTCCCCCCTGGTCAATGGAGAGCCAGCTGTGGGATCATTGGTTGTGATGCCTGACGCGCCTTGGCTGCTTGAACCCCCACCGGCACCCGCGCCACCACCTGCTGCTATCGCGATATTGGTGCTGTCGAAACGTATAATTGTTGCCCCACCACCGCCGCCACCAGAGCCGGACGATCCACTGGGTCCCGAGTTACCACCCTCGCCGCCTGAAAATCCTGTTAAACTTTTGCCATTGAAACCACCCGCTGCGCCTCCACCGCTGGATCCACCTCCGCCACCTCCACCCACTGCCAGCGTGATTATCTCTCCCACGCGAGGTCGCAAATCAATGGTGTTGTGTAGTGTGTAGACTCCGCCTGCGCCCACTCCGCTGGAGCCAGAAGTCTCCTGCGACCCACCTCCGCCACCACCTCCCCACAAAAATATTTGTAGGAACTGGGCTCCCGCGGGTATGGTGGCAGTCCATTTTAATCCATCATAGGTGAATGTGTATGTGTCTTCTGTTGGTGTGCTTGATACTGAGTAAGGCATGGAATTAAGGCTCCCTTACAAACCAAAGATCCCCGTTGCTTCCTTGCCCGCTGGTTGGCGTGCTGGTTTCAACATAGCGTCTACCAGCAATGGTGTTGCCTAATGGCGTTCCAAGCGTGCCATCTACACTGATATAACTGCCTCCCCATCTAGTGATAGATTCAGTAACCTGCGCCTTTGATGGCACGGCGGTGCTGCTGAAATTTGGCGATTCTGTCACAGACGTAGCGGAATCCAATAGATTTGTTCCTACTGTGCCTAAATTCATGCTTGTTACTATGACATTACCTGCACCTGTTGTTTTCAATATTTTTCCTTTGTTGGCATTACCGTCTGTAGTGGCGTCATCTGCCCTTATCAGTTGCGAATATGATCCGGTCTCGCTTACGCCTGCTACCCAATGACCAGCGCTTGCGTTATAAAAAAGTTTTGCTTCTCTTCCAGAATCTCTCTCTACTATTATGCCCGCGTCAAGATTGGAAGCGTTGCCGTTGTTCAATTTCACGAACACGTCATCAATCAACACATTGACCGAAGATGTAGTGTTATATTCCCCAGATACGCTTAGATTTCCCACTATTCTTACGTCGCCAGTGACTTCGAATGGTACCGAAGGCGAGGATGTGAATATACCCACTCTGGCATTGGCCGCGTCGATCTTGATCGGTGAGATCGTGGATCCGCCGCTGTTGACCTGTAAGTCTATGTCACCATCTTGGGAGATGTTGGAAATTACAGAGTCAATACCTGATACCGTCAGTTGTAGATCGTTGCCTGCACCAATTCTTAAACCGCTGTCTGAGGAAATCGTCAACACGCCCGCCATGGTCTGCGAAACGTCTTTTCTCATGATGTTGCCGCCGGCTATCACTGTGGCTGATGGATTGGAGCTTGACGAGGTGTTTAGGTTGGCAGCTGTCGTAGTCGTACCAGCAAAAGTGGCACCCAATGTGCTGCTCATCGTTATACCAGCATAAATTTCTGGGAATCCGGTAGGTGGTGATGCAGGAGTGAAAGTCGCAGTGCTCAAGATTGCCACTCTGGTGTTGCCATTGAACATGCTGCTGATAACCCTATTGCTTCCAAAACTGTCGGGGATGGTCTCTATCTTCCATCCTGACAGAGTTTGACCTTTTGTGAATACTGGTCCCACCAGTTGCCAGGTGCTTGAACTCGTCCTGAAATATAATTGCTCGTCATCGCTGTCTACCCAAAGATCACCAGGTGAAGATCCTGTGGGTTCGGCCGATTGTGATTTGGCTCCCCCTGTGGGCTTGAACGCAGTGCCGTCATACACTTTCAATTGGTTGGTATTGGTATCAAACCAAAGTTCTCCCCGCAATGGTGCAGCTGGACTGGCCGTGGCAGCTGAATTTTCTAATAATTTTACTAAATTTTCATTAAGATACTCGCCGTATCCGGAATAACTCTTGCCAAACAGAAACAGCGATGTGCTATTATCTATGGTGCCGTCTGTGATTACAACTAACTGTGACCCGTCTGTTTTGTTTACGATGTATGCCATATCTTGTATTTATTTCAGCAGCCAAATAACGTTTTCAGTGCTTTTCATGAGAATGAACAACTAGCTTGATATTGGCCATAAACATATGTATAATAGCAGAATGCACCAAATAGATTCAGTCCATGTTGAGATCACAAGCCGTTGCAATGCAAAATGCCCCATGTGCTCCAGGACTAATAACCCAATAATACTTGACAATCAGGACGAAATATCCTATGTAGATTTTGTTAAATTTTTTCCCAAAAGATTCATTGGTAGATTAAAAAAAATAAAATTTTGTGGCAATTATGGGGATCCTGCAATAGCTCATGATCTGTTGCAGATACACGAATACGTTTTGGAGCACAATTCAAATATCCAAATTACTTTAAGCACCAACGGTGGAGTACGCAGCACTGATTTTTGGCAAAAGTTAGGTCGCATCTATGCTCGGACCCCTCACTCATTTGTGGAGTGGCATATAGACGGCCTGGAGGACACGAATCATATCTATAGGGTTGGAGTACAATGGCAAAAACTGATGAGCAATGCTGCAGCCTTCATACAGACAGGAGCCAATGCCAAATGGTTCTTCATACCATTCTTCCACAATGAGCATCAGGTGGAGGCAGCTGAATCCATGGCCAAGGAAATGGGTTTTCGAGATTTCGTTTTAAAAATTTCCGCGAGATTCAAAGACTTTGATAAACCATTTGTGTATCGCGACGGAGACAATAAAACAAAAAAAATATATCCTCCCACAGCAGACAGATTTGACATCGACTTCATGCAGCACAAGGGCGCATTGATCTGCCTGCACAAGCAAAGGAAAGAAATTTATGTTGATTCCTGGGGCAGACTGTTCCCATGTTGTTGGACTGCCTCCGCATTTAACAAAGTGAACAGCTGGGCGATATCCAAAGATAAATATTCAATATCACTGCACCAGCGTGGTATTTTTGAAATATTGAATGACCCAGTGTTTCAAGATTGGTTGGCAGCCATGTACAAGAATGACAAATCTATTTGTCACCAAAGATGCACTGGTTCGCAGATACACGTGATTGAGGCTGATGGTATAAAGATACCACAAAAAACTTTGTGGCATTATAAGGAAAAGGTTGACCATGAATAAATTCTACCTGTTAGGTAAAAATAAAACTAGATTTGATCTAGAAGAATTTCCAAAGATCTCTCCAGACGAAAAAATTGGCGTCATATATGAAGCGGATATTGAATCAACATTGTTGTGCGTGATAGCTAGAGAAATATACGGATTGGAACGTGTCGTTTTCATCAACGATAAATTAATTTCTTTCGATGGAACATTACCGCAAGATAAGGACGATGATAAACTCGAGATTGTAAAAAGAAAGTTCGCCCAGGGGATTGAAAGGTTTAGAGCAGTGCATACACTCACAGTGGATTCAAAAATCTATAAGAAGCACACAGATGCCTCTTTAGAATTTAAAAATTTTTTGTTGCAGAAATACAAAGGCAAGATGAAATACATCCTGGCCGGCTACAACAAGATACATGAGCAGAGCATGGATATGTTGAAGGCAAGTGGCTGGCACAGAGGCCGTATCACCAATGACAAATTGAAACCATGGCTGGAAAAAAATTCAGTGAGATACCCTGAGTTGTTCGAACACGTGTTCAAGAACAATGGAAAAATTTACGGTGTATTGAAAGATATCGATTATGAACAAATCAAGAATGATTATGAGATGTCAGTAAGACCTTTTCGAAACTTGACCACATCTGACGTGATTGACCTTTACGATAAATTAAATGAATTATCAATGCTCTATCAATCAACTAGCTGTGACGTTGATCTTGGTAATTGTGGCATCTGTAGCAATTGTCATCATAGGAAATTGGCTTTCAAAAACAGTTCAGTAACTGATTTGACAAAATACACTTTTAATTAAACATCAAAAATTATATAATACCTAGTGCGATGTATGAAATAAAAAAATATAATAATGATCTCGACTTGTCTTTCTTTTACCAGCGATGCCAAGAAAAAGGATTTTTCAACAACGCATCACAAAAAAGATTGATCGATTCCTTCGATAGACAGAGATATTTTGATTTGTGGATATTGTTTTATAAAAATCAACCTGTTGGTTCAACCGCTGTGCATGATTTCGACGATGTGATGGGAGAAAACAGTTATAGAATTTGCGTGAGGACTTGCGTATTGACAGAACTATTGCCCATCAAACACGTGAGGACCAAGGAAGGCATCACAAAACATCAAAATATCTGTTCTCAAATTTTTATTCCTGTGACATTAAATGCTCTTCCCAAAGATGGCAGATATTACATCACATCATCCAACAAGTGTGAGGCCAGCATGCAGAAAGTCAATGGCATCTGGGCCAACCTGCTGTCTAGGCAGGGCGTGATAAAAAAGATTAAAGATGTTTTTTACAGGGGAGCAGATCAGACGGTATGGCAATTAAATGATGAAGAATTCGTTAAACAGATAGATCAGCACACAAGATGGGAGTATCAAATCGTATGATCAACGTAATGTGTGTCAAATGGGGTGAAAAATACTCTGCGCAATTCGTGAACAAGCTGTTCAACATGGTACAAAAAAATATTTGTGGTCATCCATTCACATTTTATTGTTACACCGAAAACAGCAAAGACATTAATCCATCCATCAAAATTATTCCGATGCAGACTGATTTGACGCAATATTGGCCCAAACTGGAGCTGTTCAAATTATTCAGGCGGGATACCAACATTTTTTTTGATCTGGATGTTATAATTCTGCAGCCAATGGAGAGATTACTTTCAGTTAAAACAAGAACTGTGTCCATTCTATATTCACAATGGAAAGAAGGTTTCTTGTTGCCACACAAAAAAGCCAAACCAGAAAACAAATATCCCACACAATATAATTCATCCATAATGAAATGGCAGGACAATCAAGGTGACGAGATCTATAATTATTTCCAAAAAAACAAAGACATGATACTGTTCAAATATCGAGGCATAGATCGCTATCTATATCATGAACCTGTGCAGATAGATCTATTGCCCACTGGCATTGCTTATTCCTACTGGAAGGGAGCCAAATATGGCAAGGACACGACCCCGGAAAAACTGAGGCCCGATTATGAGGTGTGTATATTGAACAACGGTCCTAAACAGGACGAAGTTGATTCATGGATCAAGGATTATTGGCAATGAAGATAATTGCTGTCAGGATAGGCAACAGATATGGTCCAGAATATGAAACTTATCTAGAATCCAGATTGCCCGAATATGAGTTTCATTGGATCAGAGCACCCATGGCTGATAACATTAAGTTGCAATGGAACAAGATGTATGGCATGACTCTCACACAGGATGAACCCATTTGTGTCATGGATATCGACGTGTTGCTTATTAATGATTACAAGAAAATATTTGAATATCCTGTTAACCCAGGAGAATTTCTCGCTGCTCCGGGTTGGTGGAGAGACAAGACAGGAGAAAAAAATAGATTCAACATCAATGGGGGATTTTACAAATATTATCCTCGTGATTGCAATTACATCTATGACAAGTTTATGAGCCGTCCGGAACATTGGCAGAAAAAATATATAGAAGAAGGATTTACCAGCGGTCCCGTCAATGGCGAACAACATTTTATCGAAGACAGCGTAAAAGAAAAACTAAAATTAATCACGCTGCCTGACAGTTGGTTTTGTAGGATGGAGGCCAGGCCCAAACCTTATTCTAGGCATACCGTGGCTAATCTTAATAAAAAATATAGCGAAGTGACGGGGAATCCTTACATGTTCTTGGGTAATGAATTTTATCCTGATATCAAATTTGTACACTTTACCCACATGAGCAACCATCCACATCAGTGGGAGAAATATAATCTATTCGTATAAGAATTTTCCTGCTATATAGAGAGATTCTAGGGGAGTTTTCACTTCTCGTAGTTTTTTCTTCAATTCCGTATTTTCGGATCGTATCACCTCTGGAAGATCAAATATTTTTAATTTTAAATTGAACAATAAATCAGTGCCCACGTCTCCGGTGGGCGGATTAAACAGATTGTCCACTGTTAATTTTTCCTGAGGATTATGTATCAAGGGATCATAGACCAAGCCATATTTTAAAGCAATATCTTTCACGTAAATCTCAAAAGTCTGGCTGTTCAATTTCCTCTTTTGGTCTGTCATTTGATAGATTTCATCCGGGGTGAATGTCTCCAATAGTTTCTTGTAAATATTATTGTCTAGATCGGTCTTGACAGCAATCTCATTGTGCTTTTTCGTATCTTCGCTGTACCAGGTGGCAAAAATTAGATTCTGTTTGCTACTGGCATACACAGCATAGGTGAATCTACCATTCTCTAATATCATTATTATATCTGGTTTACTTTCAATTCGTATGTGCTTATTACGGTGCTGGAACCATCTGGGAATTCTTGTGCTCTGTAATCATCAGCGTTTTCGAACTTGGTCGCATAAACTCCGGCGCCTCCTTCTAACCTAGTGTCTGTCATCACAGTGCCACAGGTGGAGCCGGTGCCATTGATAGAATAACGCAACCTATATCCTTCAACATTGGCCACCATGTAACGTATGATAGATTGGAAGATGGTGTTCCAGGTTGCTGTGGTTGGAGTAATGATATTGCCTGACGCAGTTAATCTGGACGGTGCTTGATAAGCAGGTGTAGTGTAATTTTTTTTATGTAGATAATAATTTTGTACTTCTTCTGTGGTTGTTGAATCTTCAGTTTCTGGAATTTCACCTGCATTGTAGCCCGCTGGATTGGCCCTGGTGTCTAAAAAGATCGGTGTTTGATCTCCACTGACTTCTGTGTATCCTGCTTCTGTCGTGCTGGTCGATACTGTGTACACAGCACCTCCCACGGAAAGATCGTCGGTGACAACCAGCTCTGCGAAAGTGTCATACATATCCTGCAACGTCATTGATCTTAAAACTGGTTGTGAGGATCCGTCCGTATAATAGTATATGGGATATTGTATGCTATTGGTATTGATTGGCTCGGACACCGATTCTATCACTTGATCCAATCTATTATATCCCACCGTCTGTATCTGTGGTTCCTGCGTTGTTTCCTCTCCTGGGAAAGCAGTGGGATTTGTGGCATAAGCTCCCGCCACCAATCTGGTATCTGTCATTAGACTGCTGTCAGGCAATGCCATGTTGCCACCACCGCCTGGAACTACATCTAATCTCACCGAAGGAGATTGGAAATACAACTGCTTGAAAGCATTTTTGATCTCGTTGATCTGTCCCGCAGACATCTCTTTCAAGATGGGAGTGGATACTGGTGATGTATCGTCAAAGTATAATGGAGTTCTAACAGCCATGTGATCCTATTTTAAAATACTAAAAGAATAATAAAAAATTGTCAACATAAAAAACTAGGTGTCAGATCCCGGAGCATACAGTGTGGTTAATACTGCGCCGCTTGAGTCCAAAATGGTCAATGTGACCTTGCTTTTGAACATGTTACCACTGATGGAGGCATTGGCGCCTGTATCACCGGTGGTAAGCACTGTGCCCGATCTGTTGGGCAAAGTGATCGTGTTATTTCCTGTGGGTTCAGCCGCCGTCAACACAGTTCCGTTGCTGTCATCTATGGTGCCATCAAATGTGATGTTTCCAGCGTCGGTAACTTCGATACTGTTGGTGGTGATCACTCCCGTGATCGGTCCTGTGAAGGCAGTGGCATTCACCGTGCCACTTACGTCTAATTTTGTTGAAGGAGACACTGTACCAATACCCACTCGCGAGGTGGGCCCATCTATGGTCATCACTGTGGTTACGATACCACCGTCCTTGATTATGAAACTAAGATCCGCGTTGTCTGTGCTATTGGTTATGGAGACGTTGCCTGTTGATTCCACTGCAATTTTAAAGTCATCGTCGGCACCTATCACCAGTCCCAAATCAGTCTTGATGTTCACCCTCCCGGTAAGATTACCACCTATTTTTTGATAAAAATTGTTAGGATCTATGCCTAATAGGCTGCTGGCACTGGATGCGGTACCGGCGAATGACACCCCTGCTATGTCTTCTGTTAATGTTATACCCTTCTTGATTACAGGGAATCCCGATATATCAATTTTGGGAGTGAATTGATCATCGCTTATGATAGCTATCAGCACGTTGTTGTTTTTTAATTTGGTTATATTTTTTGAGGCATCTGTGGATGACAATATAGTTTCAAAAGAAAATCCGCTGTCAGTGGTTGCTGGTGGTCCAACTAATATGTTCTCTCCACCATTGTTCACATATAATTGTTGGGATGAAGAACTGAACCATAGATCCCCAGCCGACAAACCTACGGGAGATGAGGCCGTGTAGTTGGCCCCACCCACTGGTTGGAAAGAAGTACCCGTGAAAACTTTAAGTTTTTGCGTTTGTGAGTCGTACCATAACTGCCCCTTGATGGGTTTCGGAGGGGCGGTGTCGCTGCTGAAATTTTCTAGTATATGTAAAAAATTTTCTGCCACTATCTCGCCATAACCGGCGTATCCTTTTCCTATCAATGCTATGTCTGTTTGGGTGTTCAAAACGGAATCTTGCACCGTGTATTGATTGGGTGATTCTGTGACGCTTGTTTTGTTTACTGTGTATGGCATCTAAATTATTCCGTAAATGTTGTTAATGACTGTATCCTCAACGTATAATCTATCTGTATCAATCTGTTCAAGCTCTTCTGCACAGGATGGAATATCACATGTGTCAATAATTTATTGGTGCTTCCGTTCTCCGTGCCCTCCCATGATTTCAATCCCAGCTCATCAAACACGTAGGAACCATTGAAATCCGTGGTGTTGTCAAATGCTGATTGTCCGGCTGGTTCACCGTAGTCCAGCGTGCAGGTAACGACGATGTCTGTGTATTTGTTTCCCGCGGTATGCCTCACTTCCATTTTATTTCTCGTGGTATCTTTGTTAGATGATGAATTATCATCCACCACTTTGTAATATGTTTGATTGTATAGAGTAGCGTTGCTTCCAGATGTGTTGGGAGTAAGATATGTTATAATGCCGGTGGGATCCACTGTGGTTCCGCCGTTGCCAAAAGCCATCTCATGAATGAATCCTGTGGTCTTGTGGGCTAAACTGTTGGCCAGTGCTATGCTCATGTTCTCGTAGTGTATGGCATTTCTTTTGTCCACAATGACTTCACCTGTGGCAGGATCCCATATTTTGATATGTCCTTCTACTTTTATTCCTGAATTGTCCTGTGGTTTGGATTCTTTCATTTGTTTTTCGTTGATAGAGTCTTGTTTTGCTTGTTCTGTCATTTCGTTATATTTATTCAGGCGCATTTGTTGGTTCTCCCGCTATGAATTTGGCCTGTGCTGTGTTGGATTTTCCCAATCCTTTACCATCAGCGGCAGTGCTTTCTCCTCTGTTATACCATGTTTGCCCGCGTTTTTGTATAATTTTCACTTCAGTACCTGCAGCAGGTTGCTCGCTCAATATCACGTTGGCGGAGCTGCCATCCCATGCGTTCACTGTGTAGTTCGCTGTGCTGCCGTCCTCGCCCACAGCTGGCAATCTTGTTCCGCCTACGAAGATATCAACCTCGTTCACACTGCTCACGGGCTGCGACGAGATGAATGCTGTGGTCGATCCATCCGCGATGTGTTTCTTGGTGTATATCGTATCGGCATAAGGCACTGTCTGCTGTCCAGATGCGTCCACCACTTCTGCTCCGACACTATGATTTTTTATCGACGTTCCCAGGGTACCCCTTCTGATATTGGATAGTACATTGCCGTCTTTGTAGAGATATTCTATTCTCTCATGGCCTATAAAGATCACCCCAGGCAATAGCGTGCTGCCATCTGTGGATTTCAACACACTGCCGTTCACCACTGTGATTGTTTTGTCGTTCAATAATAGAGCGGCTGCCAGCTTCGTTGTGTTGGTCTGGCTGATTCTCTTGTAGAACGTTCTGTTGAGCATGTCTTTGAATATTCTGAATCCTGTTGAGAAGTTGTTGCCTTCTGTCACGAAATACATCACGTCTATCCTGTCATTGTCCTGCAATGTTCTGCTGATCGTGATTTCATTTCCCGCCAATGTCCAATCAAAACCTTGTATCAGATTTTCTCCATTCAGCCAAACAAACACGTAGTCATTGTTCAACGGCGTACCAAATAGATAGAACTCTCCCGCACTGTTTCCTTTAAAAGTTTCTCTGCGTTGGTTCATGCCAACCGCGTTGTTGAATGTGGTAGCTGTTATTATGTCCCCTTGCGATATAGCGATGCCGTCCACAGCCATGTTGTCGGGCTGCAGAATTATTTGATCATTACTATCATGATAGTGTGTTCCCACCACCGTTGATATGGCAATCAGATCTGAGCTGGCTGGGGCAACGTTGAATGTGACAGATGCTGTATCAATGTTGACAACATAATCTGTGAATTGATCTTGCTTGATCCCATTTAGATATACTCTGACCTTGGTAGGATCGATCTCTGCCTGGGCCGGATTACGCAACAATCCAAATCTATATACGCTCACGATAGTGCCAGATCCCGACGTAGCGCTGGCAACTAATGATGTGACGTTTCCTGTTATCGACCCTGTGAACGACACTTGGTCCGACGACTTGGTGCTTAGATGAGGCGCGGTGTTGGTGAACACAGATGAGCCACCCACTATTAAAGTTACTTCTGACATGGACGCAGATCCTTCGCTGGCATTGTATGCAGTCACTAGATAGTGGGCTCCGATGTAATCAGAAGTTTGGAAAGTGTCTATGGTCGTTTGATTACTAGAAATTGACGTGGTGCCTCTAAAATTAGTTCCATCGTTAACATCTGCCTCTCCAAGTAATATTCTATAGGCCTTGACACTACATTCATATAGATTAGATGCCAGCAACAATCTAGCCTGTCCTGCATTGATATCCACTGATACAGTTACCATGTCTGTGGCTGTCGTGCGAACCACATTATACACGGTGGCATAGGCATTCGTTCCATCGTGCACCATTAGCACCTCCATGTTACTTCTTTCTACGGGAGAAATTCCTATTGATTCAACTGTGATAAAATACTTGGCGCCTCTGTAAATATTTTTATCCCATCCTGGAGACTCTAGCGGCACTGTTACGGAATCTAGATATGGCAATACTAGTGTAACTACTTGAGTACCTGAAGTTCCCACTGTGTTTGCCCCCAATCCTATTCTGTACCAAGAGACAGAGTTTAGTACGGAGCTACCTGTTCCTTGTATCGATAGAATGTGGGGGGACGATGTATTATCAATAATTGCGTCAACTGTGATATGCTCCGCTATTCCTGTTTTGGTGATTGATGACATGCTCACAAAGGCCTGTGTATTATTATGCACTAAAGAGTACTTGGCGGTGGCCAATTCTCCTGACACTTCCTCTCGCGTGACCGCCAGGTACCAAACACCATTATATTCTGCTGCTGGATGAACAGGCCATGAATCTATTGATATAGGTGTATTTAGAATGCCAGTTTGCTCCCCAAATTTTACGTCCACGTATCCAGAGGTACTGTCGTCTTGAGTAGATCCTGCATAGCCAGCGAATGAAAAAGTATTGCTGCTTCCATCACCCAAATAATAAGTGTTGTCGGGTCCTCTCAGCACTTTTCCATTATGTTCTAACAAAGTCAAACTTGAAAAAGGACCTATTGATCCCGGAGGATATGACAATGTGTAATCACTAGTGCTGCCATCATACACTATCTCTTGTGACCTTATTTCAGCATAGGCCCTGCCGCTGCCTGGTGGCTGATTGAACGATGCTATCTGCACGCTGGTCCCAGCTGCTGGAGGATTGGCGGTAGATCCATCCCCCGTGTGTAGATGCACGGTGATGTTCCTGCCACTCACCGTGTAGCTGTAATCTGTTGTGGGCACACCATCCACTGTGACAAACAATTGGCTGAGTGAGCTGTCTAATTGATAGGTTTCTCTGCTCTTGGTAATGAATGAATGCGTGGAACCGTCACCCACAAATGTGTCTAGGACCATATAGTTGCTGCCAGATATGGCAAAACTTTTAATTGAAATTTTACTGCCTGCCGACGGTGCCGCTGCAAATGTCACTGTTTTGTTTTGTGTGTCTACCGTGTATTCTGAGTTCAAAGTCTGTGTTGCGCCATCAAGTGAAACAACCACAGATGCCTGTGTGCCCGCCAGTTGCCCGATTGGGAACACAGTGACTGATCCGTCCCCTATGTAGTTTTTCACTATGATGAACGGCACTCCCGAGGTGGGCGCTGTGTAGACTCGGATATCCACAGAGTCAAATATGCTGCCGGGTAGATTTTCTTCTGGGGCGTAGCTGGTTTCCGGTGTGATGAAAGCGTCACCTTCCACAAGTATATCTGTGGGCGATACTCCCAGCGCTGATTTGAACAGTCCACCGCTGATCAAGGAATCCAGCGTTTTGTCATCGGTAGGTGTCAACACTCCGTCGTCATCAAAGGGTATCAATTCGATGACCGTGTTCGCAGGAGCTGGATTACCATCATCTCCCAAGATGGTGAATGTTTTGGTGGTGCCATCCCCCCTCAGAACCTGAGTTCTCTGTCTCACTCTGTTAACGTTAGACATGGCGACAGGGTATTGGGCCGAGGAATCGCTGATGTCGGTGAAATAAACTGTGTACACGTCAGTTGGCAATGGAGCAAAATCAAAAGAAAAGTTGATAGTGGTGCCATCACCATAGAATACTTTTACTCTGCTCAGACCAAATCCATCCCATGGCAAGTTATACCATGGAGATCTGTCCCAACCCTGTCCATCATCAAAGGCCAATCCTGTCACCATGACGCCACCATAATCTACTCCAGTCATCAACTGGGAAAGCTCATTGCCCGGCATGCCCGCTGTAGGAGCATACAATCCTAGCGTTCTTTCTGCCGCTGTGATGTATGGCTCGTCTCCCCTTAGTGCCAAGAGCTTTGACAATCCTTCGTCAAAATCTTCTGTGCTGGTGTACGTTGTAATAACTTTATAAAGTTTATTATCATATCTAATAAGATCATTAAAAGCATAAGTCTTGTTGCTGGCCCATGGCAGTATTGTGGCCGTAGATTGAACACGGTCAAATTTGATTGTGGTGCTGATATCCCTTACTAGATCATTTCTAAGATTTGCATAGGCCCTGGCGGAATCTAACGGAGTGTTGCCGTTCAATCCTCCACCTGTAATGATCACTCTAGGTGTTGAAGTGTAATTTTTTCCATTCGTCAATACCACAATTCTAGACACAGCGCCTCCGCTGATCACTGCTCTAGCTGTGGCCTGTGTCACATCGCTCAATGTGTAAACTTCATATCCCGCGGGTCTATCCACCTTGGCAACATTTTGCCCTGTGTTCGGCATATAGAAATCAATACTCGAAAATTCACTGAATTTTAATAGGTGACTAGTTCCAGTTCCCCCGGCCTGGGAATCAGCAATATTTGCATCAACTTGCGCAGTGTACAGAGGATAAAAATATCCAAATTGGCCCGAAGAAGCACCCTGGGTGCTGGTTCCCAACACCGTGAATGGTCCGACCGTCTTCGTGGTTCCCCCTACCAATGTCACTGTGGGCGGAGTCAAATATCCGCTGCCACCATACATCACTGTGATACTATCCACATATTTTTTATAATTGTCCCTCCAAAAACGATAAGGGTATGTGCTGAGCACAGCTATGTCGTTCACTATGTCCACATTTCTAATCTCATCTCCGTCATAGAAAGCGGGCAAATCAAAATCTGAATATATCCCATCCTCAATGTCAAGCCCGGTGTAGCCCAATCTATATTCTCTGATTTTGGTATGGTATGGTTTGACCTCATTGATGTATTCTTCCACATAATTTTCCGTGTTGACCCTATAGCTTTTTCTTTGATCTAGCTCTCTTAAAATATTGGATACATTGATGAATGACGTTTTTGATAGCCAATCAACATATTTCTGTTGCTCTAGTACTTTTCTTAGCCCGATAAAGAAAATGTTGTTGTATTCTATTTTAAGGTCCCCTATCAATAGATCATCTCTCAGGGCTGTGAGAATTTTTCTCAGTTCTATCTTTGGTTCTGTGTCAAAGAAATTGATGTCAAAGGCATCCTCCCCGTCAAATCCCTTGTTGTCGATAGTATAGTCATACAGAGAAGTTTTTAATTTAATGGTGCCATTTTGCGTGGCGATATTTTTGAAACCATCTGATGTGCTCTCGAATATCTTCCAACCTCCTGTATCGGCTGTTAAAATCTTTACATACTTGCCATTCTCTAATGTCAATCCATCCAATTCATACTGAAAATTCAGCTGTTTCTCTATTGCAGCATTTGCATCAAATGAAACATCATACCAATCAATCACGGAATAATAAGCACTGGTTTTGAATGTTTGTAACTTGGTTCTAACCCATTCGGCACCATTCCAATTATAGATGGCCCAAAAGCCTTTGCTAAATTTTTGATCATTTTTAACCAGCACGTTGGTGGTGCCGCTGATGTCTCTGGTATCAATATAGGTCAAATCGTCATAGGTGTCCACAGTGCTATCCCACTCACCTGATATGGCAGTTGGTTCAGGCTCTGATGAATTAAGATTTTTGTATCTTATGTTGTTGGCCATTTGATTCTTTGCCAATATTGAATTTGTATAATCAATAATCTCTTTCAGCGCATCAAATCGATCCACATACCAGCTCTGTCTTGGTCTGATTTTGTTGCCGTATCTTTGATTTATAGACAACGAGATATCTGGCACTTCGTTGCCTGATTCGTCAGAACCGATCAAGCTATCCCACCATTTTCTCTCAATCTGTGCATTGGGCGCATCGTCCTTATCACCTTCTTTAATCAATTTCCAAACATAATGCGCATCACCTTCTTCCACCGTATCTTTATAAGTGATGTTCAACACAGTGTTGTCGGTGGTGATGTCATTTTTCATATTGAATGCAATCAATTTGTTTTGATCTGACACCGCAAAATGCCTGATGCCTGACCCTTTGGGATTGGTTATGATATTGGAAATGTAACCCGTGGTGTTCACCCTGGTGACCACACTCTTGGCACTGTCAGGCAGGTAAACACTATTTTTGACCCAGTAATAATAGTAATTGATAAAACCATCCAAACGAGAATCATATTTTTGTCTCACAGTCAGCACCGTGTCGTCTGGGTACAAAGGCTGCCCCGATATCTTTCGACTTAATCCCAGTGCGCTATCAGCCTGCTGACTCCACGCGGATGGCAATAGAGTGGACTCTACCCATTCATACAAATCAATCGTGCTGCCAGGAAAGAGTTTGCCCCAATTTTTAGTTCTGTATTCCTGGTTGCCCTGTTCATACCATATCCATCGGGCCTTGCTGAGATCCCACCAAACTTCTCCCACGTGCTCTTCGGCCCAACTCATGTCTGGTTTCACCGTGACACTATTTGTGCCTATGTTGTAAACTGCTGGATCCCATTCGGTCTTGTAATTGATCTCTCTATCCGCAATGCCCAGTATCCTGCCCTTGATCGGATCAAAATAATCTATGTAAGATTTAATTTTTTGTGCTGCTCGATCAAATACGAAAGCTGAATCTATCAATCTGTCATCGATCAAAGACTCTTCTTGTTGTAACACTTTCCAGCTGTATGATCCCTGCTTTTGCAAGTCAAAAACAGCTACCATGCCATCATTTACGCTAGTAGAATCGTTTGAATATTTCGAATCATCTCCAGGCGCTCCCACAAATACGGTGTTATCGATCACCCACACAGCTCTACCAAAATCGTCATTGGCCGACACATTATCCGTGATCAATTTGCCATCCAATATAAAATTGCTGTTGTATTTGGTTGCAGTGAAAACTCCTCCAGATCCTATGTTGACATCCACTATGTTAGTGTCTTGTAAATCAAATGTGGTCGATCCACTGTCAAATTTTTGTGTGCGACTGTTTGCAAATTTTTCTGCTCCTATGACCAATCTGTCAGCATTATGATTGATGTGTACTGTGGAACCGAACCGCATGTTGGTGGCAGTTTCTGGGGACTGTATCGTTTGGTGTAATGTGTAAGTGTTGGTTGAACCGTCCATGTTCCATTTGTAAACATATACTGCGCCAGCATCCGCTTGTGATGAATTATCTTTACCCGGAGCGGAGATCACTAATGTCCTTCCATCTTTGCTCATGGACAGACTCTCTCCAAACGCTGTGTTGAGTGTGCTATCTTGAGACGACGTCCCCTTGAAGGTCTGCACATGAGTGAATCCTAACGTGGTGCTGTCAACACTGTCCGGACTATTCCTTACGAAGATCTCCACCATGCCAGCATCATCTGGGCTCACTGAAGACACCGCAAGTATGTCACCGTTGTCGTTGATGGCCATCCTATGGCCAAATCTTTTATTTGTGTCTGCCTGGCTGCTGACCACACTGTTGTCCTGCGTCCATGCGGCAAATGTGCTGTCTTCCACGGGGGTATAAGTGTATAGATAAACTATTCCTGTGTCGCTGGCATATCCGGGAGCTCCGACCAAAAGATATTTCTGTCTCACACTGGCATCGCTGTCCGCGGTGGGTTCCGCCAGTGCATGCGACCAACCAAAATTTATATTTTCTGTGCCGTCATCTGCTGGGGTTATGGTTGTGAATTCATCGTATGCTTTTGTTATAGGATTCCAAATGAATAATTTTATTAACCCGCTGTTGTTGCGTCTTGTGCTGCCATCTGATGCTAAAATATTGGCATACGGAGCCCCCGCCACTATAAAATTTTCATCGGTGCTGATGCTCAAACTCTCACCCAGCCTACCGGTACCGGTGGTGCTGTCGCTCATTGTGCGACTGTTTATAAGTGTGAACACCGATCCTGCCTGATTGTCAAGTCTGCTGAAGAAATTCACGAACCCTTGAGATGTTCCTCCCCTATCGCCGGGCGCAGATATTGCGATAAATTTCCCATCGGACCTGGCAACTGTTTTATAACCAAACTCCTGATTGTCTGCAACATCAGAAGACGCTATTCTTTTGATCACATAAGGATCCACTTTTTCATAAATTTTCCACTGAGATCCCACATTGTCCACAAAAATTTTATCTCCGGGCTTTTCATTTACAGTGTCCGCGATTTTGTATTCATCGTATGGCAACACCTCATTGACTGTGTCAAGCGAGGCCAATCTCACACTGATGAAACGATACAGGTTTCCATATGTTGCCACCGTGGATTCGTCCCTGACTGTGAAAGATCCGCTGATTGTGGTGGCATTGGCGAAATCCACCAAGACAGAAGTGGCATCTACAATTAGTCTCACCTGATACACCTTATTCATATTAGGGAACTGGCTGTTGTTTATGGCTATGTATTGGTCGGCTGTCAACTTGTGCACCCCGTTGAATCCCAAAATTACTTGTGTATTGTTGTTGACTGGTTTTATTGTGATAAGGTTTAGTCCCGTGTAAGTGATCCTCTGCACGTCCCAATCATTGTTGGATTTTTTTGCTATCCATATTAGGTCCTTGTTGTTGATCCTGTTGACATCTAGATTCAATATATCTGATACGTTGAACGCGGTGTGTTGCGCATCTGTGATTCTCACATAGCCTGCAGTTTTGTATTTTTGCACAAAATCTCTGTCATATCCCTGCTGGGAATAATCATATTTAGAAAATGTGTTGGAAGCTGAGTACTCCAATGGCTTGGAGTAAAAATTATCACTGATTATGGAAAGTGATCTCGCGTAATCTTCTGCGTCATTATCATCATTCAACAATTCAATGCTTTGAGCGTTGCTGGTGAAATTATTATCGGGCAGTATCAATTGTATCGATTTGCTGCCGTCTAGATTTCCAAATTCTCCAACCTTTATCATCCATTCCGAATAAGCATTTATATTGATGTCCTCTCCATAAAATTTGGCCTTGACCAATCTGTCTATAGCGTTCAGCGTGCCCTTCTCCCTGATGAATCCTTGATAGAATTTATATTGAGAAACATCGTTCAAGAAGAGGTTTTCCAGATAGGGCCGAGATTGATATCCTGTCAAATGCTGTGCCAATTTCTGTTGGGTCTCGTCAAAGTTGTTGGTTTCCAAATTATAGAAATCATTGAACTGAGAAATTTTATAATCAAAGTTAGGTATCAGTTGGGCAGATGGTTTGGCTTTTTTTTTAGTCCATCTCTCAAACTCAAATTTCAGGCCAGAATTGTGGTTCTGTTTGGCTGTATAGAATCCATTGAGATACTCAACTGTGTTTCCTATTTGGTAATCCCTGTTTGCCACCCATCTGTCCACCTTGGCTTCATCAAATACAAATCCTGGAGAATAATAATCCCCGTTCCAGTCAGCGGTTTTCCATCCCACTAGTTTCAATCTCTGCTGGCGGAATCCTGTAACCAGTTCAAATATGATGTCGGAGAACACCGTGATGTTGTCAAAAAGTAGAATCTGTTCTTTCTGCACGGCACACATTGAAATGTTATAGATGCCCTCTTCCGTATTTTTCATAGAAATAGAAAATTTATTGCCGATGCGTTTGGTTGAAATATATTGAGTTCCTATCGCGCGGCCGCCAGAATCCAACACAGAGTATTGCCCCAATGTATTTTGAAATTTGCTGATCACACTGTTGCTGGTCTTAAGCACGAATCCCGCAGCTCCCGGGCTCAATGTTATGGCCGAACCTGCCGCCCAACTTTGCCTGGTCCAGTAAAGGAATTCCTTGGCCGAAGTTTCCCAGTTGTTTATCTCTCCTATTTCATTGCTGAAGTTATCAAAGACAAATCCTTGAGATTCTAGATATTTTCCATAGCCTACCAAGAAATTGATCACCTGTTGCGTGGTATTGAATACAGTGCCATAAGGAACAACAGTCTCGTTCTCACTGTAATCATTGTAGATGATTGCACTGCTGTTGCCAATGGAGATCGAGTGTAAATTGTTATTCTCTACGGGTTTAAGAATCCTGAAATAAGGTTTTATATTGTTGTATCCAATGATCTTGTATCCTCCTTCAAGAGTGCTGCCATCGCTGGTAACATTTGAATTCAATTCCACCAACACCCCAGAATAATCGTAATCCCTTACAGGGTTACTGACCCTAAATGCAACTTTGTAGTTTTCGTCTGGAATGAATTGGGATCCGGAAGTGGAGCCTGGGCTCACGCTGTCCGTCAAAATTTTCAAATTTTGTTTATCTGTGAATCCTCCCAATTTGTATGCCAATTGCACATTAAGATTTTTCATTTTGTCGTAAAAGAAAGCGGCAGGATCTAGCCCGCATTTGATCAAATAGTTGACAATGAACGGCTGATACCCAGCTGTGATACTTGGCGTGGATCCGCCCGTGGTATCCAAATAGTATGTGGAAGATGCCAGCGTGGGTGCTACTTGTGTCTTGGTATTGACATAATTTCCTGCCACATTTTTTCCTAATCTACTATTGTCTAAGAAATATCCAAAGAATTTGGCTGGTTTGGTGAGTGCCAATAACTTCATCACGCTGAAAGGATATTGGCTGCTTCTGCGCCATGCCGTTTCGCTAGGTCCTTGATCTCCGAACTTCCAACGTTCTTTTATTCCAAGATTTTGATATTGATCTATCAAGCCAATGGCGACAGGCGATTTTAAATTACCATTGGCATCCACTGGGATATAGCCAGACAGCCCAGATCTCTTGTATTTTTCGACAGTTTTCTTCAATCCTGTGTCATAGCCTGCTGCCAGATCATTCCACAATAATTCATTGCCCGAAGTATAAGGTGCCGGTCCATATGTGCCTACCCACCAGGAAGGTCTTTCACTGTGGCCCAACATTTCCCAAGGATGTGTGTGTGGTCTATCCGTGTCATAGAAATATTTGTATATGCCTCTCCAGTATCCAGGTAACTTCTCTCCGTTTTTAATATTTTTATTTTTGCTGTAATTAAAAGTGAAAAAATCGTTTTCGTCGTAGTGTAAATTGTTTTGATATTCTATGCCATTTTGTCCTGCCCAAGCATAAAAATCTAAGCTCAATATTTTGTCAATTTCGCTGTTGTTGTATTCTGTGGTTCTAAACACCCCTGGTCTCACATCATCTTCGGACAATAAATCTGTGTTGAATGAAGTTTTGCAATTGTTGTAAATTCTTTTTTCCAGCTCTAGTAAAAGATCGTCTCGATAATCACCAAAGGCAATAGTTCTGCTGCCGTCATGCCCCACAATCACGTTCACGGATGTTCTATAGGTATTGTCTATGATTTTTTCAGGTTTGAATTTTGGATAAATTCCCAATTTGGTTGGTGTGGGAGGCACGAAGCTGCCCACAGTGCTTGCGTAATCTTTGATGGTGATAATATCTCCAGCAGCTAACGTGGCGGTTATGGTAACACCATCTGTTTCGGCACTGAAATTATAGTCATACCCCAACAGCAATATTTGATCATTGAGGTATATGTAGACCGCTCTTTTGCTCGCTGTAGTCGTATCAAATTGTGAATCGATGGCATACTCTATTTCTTCAGGATCTTGCACTGTGTATTTTCTCACTGAGAGATTTTCTCCATGCCCTATCATGTCATCGTAATAGAAAGGAAAACTTACATTCTTATTTTCAGAAATATTTTTGATTATTTCGTCTACTCTACTTGCGATAGAACCCTCATGCAGTGATCCCGACTTGTTTGCTAGAAACGTTTCTTTGAATTTTGTATATTCAGAGTTACAGTATTCTATCGACTTAATAGCGTTGGCGTTTTGATCTATCAATAAAAACATCGCCTGCGGCAAAGCAGCGCCATGTTGAATTATTGTGCCTCCCTGTAATCTCACGTTGCCTATGTCTCTGAGATTGCTGCTTCCGGGAGTTTTGCCGATCATCTCCACATTTTTTTCATTGATGTCGTGTAAATGATTCAATATCTGTCCGTATGTAAAATCTTTCAATTGTGCGTTGAACGGATTTACTGCTATGTTTTCCGGTATTTCATATATGCCTTTGCCGGCAATTTTTTTTGCTGAACTGTAACAACTCAATTTGATTAGATCATCTACCTTTAGGTTTTTCGCAAATTTCACATATTTGTAGGTCAATCCGTCTACCAGGGTGTAATCTGTGCCTAAATTTTGAGTGACGTGGTTCACATCCACCGTCACGGATAAATCAGATAACGATTTGCTGTTTTCAAACACGTCCACAGGAAATAACTTCAATTCATTTTTATCAACCGAAAATAATCTAGTGACTCTCTGCTTGCTCTCCTCTGTTCTCTCTATCCATCCACATCTGTTGACATGTCTGTCTCTGGAAAGAATTTGATGTGCGTGTCCCGTGTTAAAATTTTTTGTATAAGACTTATCGTCTATATTATATTGAAAAGATGCTGTGGCGAAATCAGAAGTGAATACAATGTCGCTCAAATTTTTTACTGTGTAATATTTTATTTGTAGTCCCAGCACAGGATCTACTGTGGACGTTGGACTGATCTTGTATTCAAACAGTCTAGATCCTGTGAAAGTGGAATTTGGATACGCATCATCATTGTTGAATGCTTTATGATTCTCATCAAACAGTGCGAACAGGGGTGGTTGATTCACATCCATTTTTGATTGTCCCTCTATCCATGCCTTTTCACTGGTGCTGTAATAAAAAGTTTTTGCCTGATTGACAGCCCCCATTTCCACTGATACTGCATCTCCGTCCAAAGGCAAAGCGTCTGACCCTTCGGACAGTCTCAGAGTGGTCACTGCTGACCCCTGAACCTTGACAAAATTTACCAAATAAATTCTATTGTTAACTAGAGGATCTGTGTCTGCGGTGATTAACAGTCTCATACCATCCACTAGTGGCACCCCATCCACAATGTATCCTGTGGTATTGACCATTTTAGAAAACACATCCGTAGTCACTGTGTCTATCAACGTCACCGATCTCTTGGCAGTGGTTCCGTGATTGAACAGAGATAATCCAGAATCAAATTCTATGATGGGCCTTTTGGCTCTGTCTGTTTCTAGCAGCACAGGTGTGTAACCATTGGCTGCAGCAGTGGCCTCTATCACTGCTCTGTGGAACCATCTGTTGTATCTGCTCCAGGCGTTGCCATCGATGCTGTCTCTCTTGATCGTTATGTAATCGGGCTTTACTGGTCTATAAAAACTGATCGAGTAAGGCCTGTCGGCATAGGGAACGGCGTCATATGGTTCTGTGGACTCTTCTGTGTAAGGTCCTGTCACAATCATATTGGCAGTGTCAGTGAGCGTGATAGATGTGCCCACCCCCTCAACATAAAATTCTTTGTTGGCATAGGCGGAATTGGCAACATTGTTCTCAAATCTCACTTTCATACCATTTGATAATTTGGTCCCTGATTTCAAAGTATAGTTTTTTGTTCCTATGATCTCATGATCCACATCTATCTTGGTTGCTACGCCTATAGTTCTTATGGTGAATACGCCCTGCATAGCCTGGTGATTACCGCACTGGTAGTATAGCACATCAGGAGCACTTGTGGGCACCGTGAAAGTTAGCGTGCCTTCCTCAATGCCGTTTCCTGAGACCCCCGTGCTGTATATCACCGATGTGCTGCCGTCCTCAGCTACGCCAGTTTTGAATGGCTCGGTCATTATGTAGAAAGGATGACCATGAGTGTCAAATATGAACTTATACGTGTTGCCTCTGTATAGCGTGATCGACGGATTATTGCTTCCCGGATATGTGCCAAAAAGATATGCGGATTGTGCGCCGTGTGTCACATTGATTTCGGACACTGCGTTGGTTCCGCTGCTGGCGATTAATATGGGATTTGGTCCTTCAGGCATCCAATAGTATTCCCTGTAGTTTATCAACTTGTCAAAATCTATGGCTGGATCCCAAGAATAAATTTTTTCTTTATTAAGTCTGTCATGATTGCTTGCATCACCGCCAAAGAATTTCAATTGATTGATGTAATCATCATAGGTGGCAGTAAACTTCACTTGATCTTCTGGATTGATGGAAGAGGTGTCTTTGTCTGTGTAGGTTACAGTGGGCTCTAATTGATAACTGTCTCTGTCTTCAATGCCCGATTCAATAAATTTATCTGTGATTGACCTGGTATAAGAATTCCTTCTACCTACATATCCGTCCAATCTGACTAACTTGCCTGGTTGAATCAGTTGGTCCAGTGTGGCACTTAGGAAACGTTCGTTAACATCTGTTCTGAAAAAAGTGGGTAGATGTGCTACTGACCTTCTAAGGGTCACACCATTTTCGTTGGTGATCACATCATAGTTTGATTGGCTGTCTAGAGGTCTGTCCGCCATTATTAGTACCCCCCGCCGCCGCCTCCGCTACCGCCGCCACCAGTGCTGCCGCTGCTAGAAGTGCCTGTGCCTACCACAGAACTTGTTACAGATGATACCGCAGAAGACGATCTCGTGCTGGTCGTCAATCCTGTCGTGTTTGTGACCACGTTGCCGCTGGCTAGTAATTGATTGGCTCCGATAGCATCAATAATTGCCACGTCATCAACTGTGGCTCCATTGACAAAAATTTCATCTGATGCTCCGCTGATCTGGAACAATGAACCAAATCCCTGTCCGATCTGATTTGGAACTATAACCACTGTCAGCAGATCAGTTTCAAGTTGACTGTGAACATAGGCCGCGAGCTCTGTAAAATAAAAAGTATCGCCAAAATCAAACTTGTCCAGTGCGAAAAATTCGTTGATGGCTTTAATCACACGAGTTTTGACCACGGCGTTGGTCACATTGGTTGATGAATTCTTGACCACTTTGAATGTGGCTTGAAATTGCTCATCTGCTTGTTTACCGAACAACACTTTGTATTTCACCGGATGGAATACTATTTGATCTGACAGTGCTTTGATTGAGTTCAACCCAGCAGCATAACTGATTCTCAATTGGTCTGAAGTCGAAGGCACAGGTTTTTCTCCACCTTGGGTGAGCCAAGTTCTAAATAACTGGTCGTAAGTTCTCTCCAAAATATAGATATCCATGATATTGGTTTGTGCAGGATCTATCCTTGTGTTCTGACTGGCAGTGTGCTTATAGAGGAATTCTATATTGCTTCTGCCTTTTCGCGCAATGTAGTCTGTGGTTGTCACCAAGGTAATCGATGCAGCATCAAATTTTTTAACAACGTCTTCGTTGACATCATAGAAATAAAACAGTTGTCCATTGCTATAAGTGCCGGGCAACACGATAGAAGATTCGTATTGGGCCACAACAAAATTGCTGGCGTCATATGGTCTAAATCTCTCGATGCTGTTGTAGCCTATATATTTTTCAAAAAATACAAATTTGGTGCTAACACTGGTGTTGGGCTCCACAACAATATCAAAAATATCTGGATTGTCCACCACTCCGTCATCATCGTCATCATAGAATCCAACTTTTACTTTTCTATTGTCCTGATATCCGTCTGCCTCCTCCACCGTGTCCACAATCTGCCAATCGATTGGGTATCCAATTCCAAATCCGGTGCTGGGCACAGTGTTGGATTTCAACAATTTTACCACATCCTTGACAGTTTTTCCTGTGATGTAGTCATACACTTTGTCGGTTTTATCAAAATAAAATTTGTTATTTTGCGCGCTCTCGAAGATATAATTCAATGCTCTGTACGTCACTGTGTATGTGCTGCCATCTGTGGTGAATTTGAACCACCAGCTGGCATCTAAATTATTTTGTGATGTGTTGCCTGCATTGTCTAGAGAAAAAATATCACTTACGCTCAGATTCGCTGCTGTTATGACCCTCCACAAAGAATCCTCTTCATCAAATCTCAGTGCGAATTCTTCATAGGCTTCTATCCTATCTATAATGTCTCTTTTTAAGTCTGTATCGTATATGGTAGTAAATGGGGGAAACACAGCGCTGATCACTGCGTTGTTTGGAATCACATCATTCAGTGTGATTGGTCCGGTACCATTCTCCAGATTACCTTCTCCCTGATTGGCACCATCCAGTACCACTCCTGCTATTTTTGCCCAAGCTCTGTTTTTTGCTAAATCTGTGCCCAGTGTGACTAATTTTCCATTTAAAAATTCTCTCGTGTCCGGAGAGGTGAATTTGACCAGGGACCCAACCTTGACATATTTCAAGTTGCTTGTGGAATAGTCACCCACAGTCAGCGGTCCGGCTGCTTGGAAATATCCTGTATTGGTGTTGGTGCCTGTGGTGGTGCTGACCCAGCTGGCTGACAGGGTGCTCAAATCCTTGGTTCCATATTTAAAATAAAAAAATTGTCTAGAGTATGCTTCTTTTAATTTTGCTTCAATGGATCTATCAATGATATCTAGGATTTCATTCCTGTTGGTGAACGAGAATGTGAATTGTGGCTTGGTTTCCTCCCTGTACAATATCCCGTCATCTGCGAACACAGACACGTTGCTGTAAGCACCTGTTGGATCAATAATCTCTCGTGACCTGCTGACCCCGCTGGCGGTCCTATTGCTTGCTTTGATCTTGATGATTTCTTGGGAAATTGACTGTGGCACCACGTTGTAATCCTCTGCGGTGATCATTCTGTTCTGTGCGTAGTACGCCTGAGATGCTTTGGTCTTGATGCTGTCATTTGATTCTGATGCTGCAGAATTATAAACTGACTGTTGCAATGAGCAGGTAACGGTGAGTGCTTGTTGTCCACCCGACTTGTCCAGATAAGGCACCACGAAAGTAATCCCTTGCATGTCTGCTGACTGTATAGAATATTTGGCATTGTCACTGGTCCTGTAGTACGCTCGGAAAGTGCCCAAAGGAATGTTAGAAAAATTTCCATCCCCAAACACTAGATCAACATTGTCGTTGTTCTTGGTAACAACATTGTAGATGTCTCTCACGTTGGCCTTCAAACTGTTATAGATAACGTTACTGCCCGATAGGTCTGGCACCTTGGTCCATAATTTTGTTATTTGTCCGAAATCATCCAGCTGGTATAACCAAAGGTCAGTGTTGTTGATGTTGTTGATCGTGATGGGTTGAACGTAATTTGTGGTTGGTTGGACTATTGAAAATTCTGTGCTGCCTAGGGAACCCTGCTTGAATAAAACAAAAAATCCTGTGTTGGGACTGGTATCACCTGCTCCATCTATTCTATACAGATATGTGAAACCTGTGCCGGGGATAGGTGCCGGCTCGTAAATAGATTCTGCCCGGGATATAGAGCACGGCATTATCTCAAACTGTCTATTGATACCGCTTATCGACCTGTTGAATTCAAATACCGGCACATCGGTGTTGTTGGAATTCAATGTATAAACTTCTGTGGGGATACCTCCGATAGAATCACTCTCCTTTGGTTTACCAAATCTCTGTCCTTCCACATTGGCGGCATTCAACACTGTGATAAATTGTTCTCGATAATTTGTATTTGAAGGATCATTCCAGACGATTGTGGTATTAATCAAACTATTTCCACTGCTGTCCTTGATGTCTTCTGACGTAGATACCGAAGCTATTTTCAACAGTCCAGACGCTGATAAATTTCTCTTGGCATTGTAATTGATCAATCTTGCCAGTCTAAGAATGCTGTTCCTTCTCTCCGCGGTTTCTAAAAAATTTTCTCTTGCATTCAGATCCACTCGAAAACTCAGACTCTGAGCAATGTAGGCTATGAGATCTATCAGCGCCACATACTCTGAGCTCTCCACGAAATCATTGAAGTCATCTGGATAATTTTCCCTGAGATAGGCCACCATGGTCCTTCGCAGTGTTTCAAAGTCGTAAGATTTGAAATCTGCCTGTTGAAAAGCAGTGTAAATTTTGCGCCAATCTTCGGCTACAAGCAAGCGATTTTGTCTGTCAGTGATGGCCATAGTTTAAACTATGGATATTTATTGATTGTATAATGTGCGTAGATTAAGAAAGGCGCAAAGCGCTGTTTTCGTCAAAACTAAAGGTGAGTTTCTCAGTGATGTTGTAGGGTACGTAGGTAATGGTGGCCTGCACCGATATGCCGTGGTCTGACTCACTTACCAATATCTCGCTGGTGCTTAATCTTGGATCCGCATTTAGATTTTGTGCGATGTCGTCCGCCACTGCCTGTTTGATCACGTCGGTCAATGGTTCGAACAGCAGGTCATAGATTATGGTTCCGAATTCGGGATTTTCCACACGCTCGCCCTTTCTCACACTCAATCGATTGATCAGATCTTGTTTGATCAATGCAAAATCATACAATTTATAATTGGTTTTATCGGCCCGCGAGCTGAACCCTCTAAACGTCTGCTGCCCACCTGCTATGTTATTACTTTTATCGTTTTCGCCCATCGTTAAAATCCAAAAATCTTACCTATACTCCTGCCCACGCTGGCTATCCTGGAAGTGATCTGATTGCCCACCATTCCCACCACGCTTTTAATTTGCGTCACTGATGTGATGTTTTTTCCCATCACTCCCTTGTAGATGTCATTAGCTATACCTAATCCTCCTGCAACATTATTTACTTTGCCTAGAACATTGCCTGCTTTGCCTAGAACATTACCTGCCACTTTTCCTATGGCTTGATTTGCCACGCCCGACAAGTTGCCAATGCCTTTGGTAGCCAAGTTGCCAAGACCACCAAGAGACGTGTTGGCAAAATTCTGTAGATTGCCCAGACCTCCAGGCACTCCACCCAGCGCATTGAAACTCTTGGCCACTCCTCCAAGTGCCTGATTGGCCAATCCCTGAACTCCAGGCAACACGTTACCTGCAGACAACAAGTTGCCTGCTGTGGCGAACACTCCCTTGCCTGTGCTCAGATCATTCAGCACAGATGTGACCGATCCAGTCACTGCCTGTCCTAGGTTTCCTTGCGTGAAAAGCACTCCTGCCTGATTTACAAACACCTGCTGCGACAATGCATTTAATGTTCCGCTTGTAATAGACTGCACAGTCTGCTGTATGGTAGAGCTGGCTGCCTGGCCCAGAGACGATGCAGCTTGTTTCACCGTTGAAGGAAATCTATCAGTGTAAGTGTTATAAAAGTTTTCCACGGCCTGCGTCAAGGCCTTGACGTCTGTCACGGGTATGTCTAATTTTTTTATATGCACTGAAAGGTCTGCTGCTTGCTGGAGCCTTCTAATGTTTTCATCGGGATTGTTCCTATTCATTTGTGCGACGTGTCCGGGGGTGCCTGGCACGTCTGCATCGGTGTCGTCCTCTGTGCCATTGAACGTGGTCACAATGTCATTATGTGCAAACCATGGTTCGTGCGTTGGTACGCGCATTCCGGACATGGACACGTTGCCCGTTGGCGTCCACTGCAGTATGGCCTCACCACCTTTACGTGAAAGGTCCACTTCTGGCACGTCCTCTCTCAATGTGCCCGTACCACTTTCATCATAATATTTTGTTCTTTCATATGTCGATATCATGTTTGGATTGGTATAGGTAGTGTTGAAATGCACCTCTTCACCAGTTAGATGATGTGGACCGGTGGCCATGTGCAGTTGGGCCATGCCCGCATAGGATATGATCGAACCATCTATAGCTTTGTTGGTGAAAGAACCTCCCGACTGTATCTGTGTGTCGGTGTCGGAGTAGGTCTGTATCATGCCACCATCCAAAACCAACTTCTGTAGGGCGCTCATTTTGATCTGCCCCTTTGCGAACATGTTTATATTGCTATCGCTGTGGAGGTTGATATCTTTCACCGCCCGCAACGCCACGGCGCCTCCGGAGTAAATGTCTATGCTGCCATCAGCACTGAATTCCATCCACACATTGCCGGACCCATTGGCTAGGTACACCACTCCCTTGGTATCGTGCATCAGCAGTTGATGTCCTGAACCTGTCCTCAATCTTATCAATTGATTTTGGCCTGCGGCATCTCCATCATCCATAACAAACGTGTGGCCTGCTGCTCTCACCACAGATCTTGGAGGATTAGCGTCTGTGGGTCCCAACTTGAATTTCTTTTTACGCTCGCTGTCTATTCTTCCGGGGGTGCTGATACCGAATACCGCGCTTGGACTTTCTCTCCTTGCCGAGCTGGTTGTGGTGCCACGCACGTTGTCTGTTATAAGTCCCTGACTCTTCAGGGTGTCGGCGAACGGATGAATAGGTTTTTTCAATTTATCAAATTTTTCTTCATTGCTGGCCACAGTCCACGTGGTTCTGTTGACCTCTGTGGCTGGCACTTCATTGGTTCCGTATTTCTGTGCTACTCCCCTGTCGGATTCTCCCTCTTCGCTACCCAGCGCGGTGTGGGGGCTGGCGGCGATGCCGGGTATCATGTGATTGGTGTAGGGATCCTGCACGCAGCCGAACCAGTAGCCCTGTGAAACCTTGCCTTCTACGAATAGCACCAATACTCTTGTGTCTATGTCTGGTGGCACCATCCACATTCCATAGCTGTGGGGGCTGTCAGTAAAATCATAAGGACCGGTTTTGGTTGTGGCGCTGGGGCTCTTGGCTCCGTAGAACGGTGTTAGGTATTTCACGTCATACAACATAGAGCGAGGACCCTCGTCTGTGCCTGAGAGGCTGGGAATAATCACTTTCAATCCACCCATTTTGGTGACGTCCACATTGTCTTTGACAATGCCGATGTATGGGCCGGGATCCAACTCAGTGTACTGGGTATTCCTGAACTCTTTGTTGGGTGTTGATGCGTCTCCAAATACTGTCATATGTTTGTTCTAATGTACCCGAAAGTCTTTTGTTCCGCGCACTCCTTTCTTTGTTTCTCTTTAACGTGGTTCTATTGGACCAACTCCTGAATATACAGATAAATCATCTTGTATCTCCTTAGCTTTCCTCATCTTATCCTGTGCTTTCTGCAGTTCCTCCTGGGTTGCATATGCTGTCATCTTTTGGCCTTGGTTGTTATATCTAACCAAATCTAAAACTTGGGTAAATTTGCCCGAGTCAAAGATACTGTCTACCTGCGCCACTTTATATAATCCGCTGAAGAAGATGTTCTCTAGGTTCTTGAAATCCATCACACTGGCGTTTTCATTTATATCTGTGGGGAACCTGAAATCTACTGTAACGAACGGTTCGGCCTGATCAAAATTAAAGCAGCCCAGATCGTCATCCCAAACGTAGCCAGCGAATGAGGTGAAACCACTACCATCACCCTTATTCTTACCTTGTCCTGCACTTTTGTCTTGGAAGGGTAGCGCAAAGTCTTGTCCTATAAATGCAGGATCGCCCAATATGGTCATCTGCACCGAAACCATGTCTGCCAAGGGATTGGTGAGATACTCATAAAACTCGTCCACCTGTGTTTTGCTGCCACCAGCACCGGTCGTGGCGTCGGCCGATTTAGAGTATGAGGGAAATCTACGTAGAGGCAGCAATGGCTCTGGTTGATCTTGGACGTAGCTCCTATATAGTCTAACCTGTTCTTCTAGGCTGAGGTCTTTGACGGTTTTCTTCGAAGCAGCGTCGGCCCCTGTGCCATCCACCATCGCTGCTTGAAAGTACCCAAATTTGAAATTTATTTTTAGATCCAATATGTCATGGTTCTCTCCGGTATAGATATATCTGTAAATTTTTTTCACGGTTTTGCCCCATGACGGAGAAGCACTCAGGCCCGGCAGGGTGAAATTCATCACGTGAACGGCATAAGGAACGATTGTGTAAGTGATCTTTTTTGGATGCATTCCTAGCAGGGCATCCCACTCAGCCGTTCGTGTTTCCACGTTGGTTACCACTTTGAACCATGTCACATACGGTTCCGTCTCTGGTCCTGGTCTATCTGCTTGTGCTTCCATTTGATTGTATTTGGCCTTTTGACTTTCTGCTAAATCATTCCAATATTTTTTCACTGTTTTTTCGATATCTCTAAAAGCATCTGACTGTTGCACACAATCCGTTATCACTTTCACGATACTGTCATTGGGCCTCACGCTGACTTGAAACTTTGAACCCATTGATCCCAAATTCCAGTTGCCGCTACCGGTGTTTTCGTTGGACCCTGCAGGCAAATTTCCAATTTTTATTACATACTCATCTGCTTTTTGCCTAACTTGTTTTTCTATCTCCACCTCTTGAATCTTGTTAAGAGCTATGGCCAGTTCATTCATGGCCTCGGCCAGTGTTCCACCTCTTCTGGTATTACCAAAAGTCGACATGCCCGCTATGCCCGCTGACGCGGATCCCCTTACATACAAATATCTATCCTGCATGGCGAATTCTGTCCACGGCACTGCATTGATTGTGTAAACCGTGCCCCCTGCATTGATCTCCATCTCTGCATTGGTGACTTTGATCGGTAGTTTTCTTTTTGTGATTATATTTTTTGGATTTCCTAGATTGTCATAACCACGAAATTCCAGTGTGAGAAGATAGGGCGCATCTAGATGATCCCGAAATTTGTTATTAAAGGCTGCGGCCCTCATCTTTTCAAATAATGTGACACCATACGGCTCATGCAGCACCATTTCTACCTTTGTGAAGTTCATCATTTTCCTTTGCTCGTTGGGACGGTGCACTGAGGAAATTTGAACTTTTTGAAAGAATATGTCATGCCCCCTTTTTAAGATATCCGAGGAGGCCGCTCTTGCTCTGATTAGAGAATCTTTCAGTTTAACCGTGGCATACTTTGTGCCTATATCTGCGGTTTCTACAACTGCCTTGGCTGACTTATATTCTCCTCCCGCATTTAAATCACTAAAATTTCCCTCGGTACCAATACCAGAACTTTTGGCAATGATGTCTCGTGGTTTTCCGGTCAATATCGATTCAGCCTTGATTAACTCTGCCTGTGATATTCCCGACAATGTCCAAACATAGTTGTAAGAAGCATATTCATGCAACGCATTTGGGACCGGCCCACTCTGCTTTGACGAGGAAGTTTGCTTCACCGTGGTTCCTGTCATTGCTGGATCATATGTAAGCTCTTCTGAGGCCATAATCTTATATGCCTAGATCATTTTTTAGATTGCTCAATTTAGGCAACTGAATTTTTTTTCCGATAACGAAATCGTAGATGGGATCCTCGATTGCGTCCGGATTTCTCTGTGCGAAGACCCACCATAATCTCGGAGTGCCGTACAAGTCAAATGCCAGCAGGTCTGGCCTGTGTGCGTATGTGTGCGTTATGGTGTAGGCTACATCATCCTGATCTGCTGTGATCGCGCGAGGCAATAAAAAATCCAAGCTGATGTTGTTTTGAGATGTGTTGAAATACGGAGACGTGTTGCTGTATTTGGCCATTAGATGTATCCTATTCCATTTCTATCATTCAAGTCGCCACTGATAAATTTACGCATGCTGAAATTTTTGACCGATTCTCTAGAATAGATCGGTTGCAGTTGCAGCGTGACCTGGCTCATTGTGGGAGCCCATGAAGTATTTTTATCTGTCAGTAATAATTGTGGCCCAATGAATGTTTGTCTTGTTTCCCTGCTCTGCACAGTGCAAATATAGTCAACGTCGGCTCTCAAATCGATCGAAAAGTTTTGCACCACCACCGGCACTTTGTTGAACACATGTGATCCGTAGCCCGAGAGGCTCAGTATTGGGGGAGGATTTCCCTTGAGCCCATCATCATCGGCTCCAAAAAACATCTTGGTCACTGACCTGAAGAAATGCAGCATGGCGATCCAGTAGCGCGCATCCTCTTGATTTTGCACCGGAAACTCTCCCACCACTGTGAAGCTGGGCACCTCGCTGTGTGAATATGCATAGAATGGATAGTTGCTGTGTGTCAGGGCCAATGTATTGTAAGATGCCGAATGATTGATTATGATGGAAGGGGTGATGGGGAATATCACTCCACCAGTGCTGGCCAAGGGAGCAAGCACATTATTTCTCAATACTCCGCCGTCGTCGTCTCTGCCCGATTCAAAAAATATTGATTGCAATTGACTGTCTGTTGGCAAAACCACTTTGACTCTAAAATCCTGTGCTCCGCTGCGCACGGTCCACTGCGCTGATCCTCGCAGTTTCATGTTGGCTTCTGCGCCCTTGTTAAGACCATTGCCAAACAGCCTGCCCAGTGTGCGATTGAAGATTTTACCACCCACGTTGGACAGCACCTTGCCTATGCCTCCTGTGCTGGAATTTTGTTGCTCGATATTAGGTTGTAAATCCATAAAAAAACTCTTATAATAACAACTGTATTTATAGGCACCATTTTAGGCGTACTTTATAACTAAAAACACCCAAAAAATATTCAAAAAACAAAGGATCTACGAAGATGAAGAAAGTAAATTATCTAAACAATCGTGACTTGCTGTCCGAGATACACAAGAGCAAGAATAGCTATTCTTCTTACGTGAGCACAGATGACAGTCAATATGACATGATCGTGAACGACATCAAAAAAATCAACGGTGCCAATATCTCCCGGGCAAGGAAAATACATGCCAAACGACTCACTGCAGAAGCATGGGAACAAGCCAAAAAGGCAGGCAACAAACGAATCAAGATGAGTGATTATGAAGTATCTCCAAGGAAAGTTAAAAAGACAGATCTAGTGTTTCGAGTGATGACATTTGATCACATCACCACAGACAGCGAGAGAAAGAAGAATCCCAAGACCAGGGCGGATCATCACACCAAGGTCAACTTTCCACCTTTCCAACACTATAGAATAAACGACAAGGGACAACTGATCTGCGTGGGCAAGAGCCACTGGGTGGGCGGCATGAGCAATGGACGCTTCTCCAATGATCACGGCAAGATCACTGCGACGTTGGCCCACATGTTTCTGAAACTAGCGGAGAGATACAGCCAGAGGAGCAACTGGCGAGGTTATACCTATGTGGACGAGATGCGTTCCCAAGCACTGGTGCAATTGAGCCAGATCGGGTTGCAATTTGACGAATCCAAATCTGAAAATCCCTTCGCCTACTACACGGCGGCTATAACAAACTCGTTTACCAGGATACTTAACATCGAAAAGAAAAATCAAAATATTCGTGATGACATACTGGAGATGAACGAGATGATGCCCAGCTATACCCGGCAGGCCAAGAACGAGAGCGAGACTCCGCAGGCCAAGCGTCGACAAAAAGAGCTGCAAGGGCCAGTGAAAGTCTACAGCAAGGCCGCTATCAAGGAAATGAACCGACAGTTGAAGGCATCTGGCAAACTATCACTTGCAACAGAGGACAAAATAAAATAATATCCAACTATGGCATTTTTTAAAAAGGTCGCTTGCTTCACTGACATACATTTTGGATTGAAGGGCAACAGCCGGGTCCACAACGACGACGGAGAGGCATTCTGCTACTGGTTCATCGAGCAAGCGAAGGCGCATGGCTGTGAGACCTGCATATTCCTGGGAGATTGGCATCACCACAGAAGCGCCACTAATGTCAGCACCATGAACTACACGGTCAGCAACATGGAGAGGCTGGGCCAGGCATTTGAGCGAGTCTATGTCATGATGGGCAACCACGACCTATTCTACAGAGACAAGAGGGAAATAAACAGCATGGAATACTGCAGGAACATTCCCAACATAAAGATCGTCAATGACTGGGTATTGGCAGATGATGTGGCTATAGTGCCGTGGATAGTACAGGACGAGTGGCGTCAGATAAGAGATCTGAAACAGAGATACATCTTTGGACATTTTGAACTGCCATATTTCAAGATGAACGCCATGGTGGACATGCCAGACGTGGGCACAATCAAGGCAGAACACTTCGTGAATCAGGAATATGTGTTCACAGGACATTTCCACAAGAGGCAGATCAGAGACAACATACACTACATCGGCAACGCGTTCCCCCACAACTATGCGGACGCGGGAGACGACGAGCGCGGCATGATGGTGTTGGAATATGGTGGACAGCCAAAATACATCAACTATCCCAACATGCCAAAATACAGGAATGTGAAGATATCACAGCTGTTGTCCGATGCTGACAGCATATTGGCATCGCGGATGTATGTGCGTGTGGGTTTGGACATCAAGATTTCCTATGAAGAAGCCAATTTCATCAGGGAGACATTCATGGAAAAATATCAATTGAGGGAACTGCAATTGATACCTGAACAGCTTAATCAAGCAGATCAACCAATGGTAAACGTGGAAAAATTTGACAGCGTGGATCAGATCGTGATCAAGCAATTGGAAGCAGTGGATTCACAGACCTATGATAAAAAAATACTGATGGCAATTTACAACAACTTAGATGTTAACAATTAGAGATCTCACAGTAAAGAACTTCATGAGCGTGGGCAACCACACGCAGGCCGTGAGTTTTGACGGCAAGCACCTGGTGCTGGTCATCGGCGAGAACATGGATCTGGGCGGTGACGACGCGGGGGCTAGAAATGGCACTGGCAAGACCACCATCATAAATGCTATCAGCTACGTGTTCTTTGGCGAGGCATTGACGCAGATAAGAAGAGACAACCTGGTGAACAAGACGAATAACAAGGACATGTTGGTCACTGTGAATTTCGAGAAGAATGGAGTCAACTACAAGATCGAGCGAGGCCGGAAACCACAGATATTGAAATTCTTCATCAATGAGGTAGAACAAAACTCCGGGGCAGACGGCACGGACGACAACAACGAGGCTCAGGGAGAGAACAAGGAGACCCAGGAAGAGATCAATAGACTATTGGGCATGACCCATGCCATGTTCAAGAACATCATAGCACTCAACACCTATACGCAGCCGTTCCTGGCGACCAAACAGGCGGAGCAGCGGGAGATCATAGAACAATTATTAGGCATCACCCTGTTGAGCGAGAAGGCAGAGCTGCTGAAAGAGCAGATGCGAGTGACCAAACTGGAATTGGCCGAAGAAAAAATGCGATTGGATGCCATCCTGGCCAGCAACAAGAAAGTTGAAGAGTCTATCAAAACATTCGAACTGAGGAGCATTGCGTGGCAAACACAGAAAAACCAAGACATCACCAAATTTGAATCTGCCATAGAAGAACTGGAGAGAGTGGATATCCAAACCGAATTAGATAGCCACAAACGCTTGGCCAAACACACAGATGATTCCAAGACTCTGAGGAATTTGGAAAAAGAGAAGAGCTATCACGAAGACTCTTTGACCAAGGCCACCAGACAGAAAGAACAGACTGTGAAGGATCTGGAGTACGCTGAGAAGGCCACGTGCCCCACCTGCGAACAAGACCTGCACGGGGACAAGCACGAGCATCTCGTCGACAAGCTCAAAACGGATCTCACGGAGCAGACACATTATGAGCACACGTTATCTACAAAACTGACAGAGATACAAAATGACATCACGGCCATCGGAGATCTGGGATCCGTGCCGGACACCTATTATGACAGCATCGACGAAGCATACAATCACAAGAGCTCTGTGGAGGATCTCAAAAGGCAGCTGGATCAGACCGTTGCCAAAGAAAATCCATACCAAGAACAGATCGACGAGTTAACAACAAGCGCTGTGCAGAAAGTGGATTATGTAAAGGCCAACGAGATGGAGGACCTTTTCAAACATCAAGAATTCTTGTATAAACTATTGACCGCCAAGGATTCATTCATTAGAACAAGGATCATAGAGCAGAACTTGACCTATCTCAATCAACGATTGGCATTTTATCTCGCACAGGTTAAATTACCACACACGGTGGTATTCTTGTCTGATCTCAATGTGAGGATCGAAGAGCTGGGCAGGGAGTTGGATTTTGATAACCTCAGCAGGGGAGAGAGAAATCGATTGATACTGAGCCTGAGCTGGGCGTTCCGTGACGTGTGGGAAGGACTTTACCAGCACATCAACCTGCTATTCATTGATGAATTAATCGATGCCGGCATGGATACATCTGGCGTGGAGAGCTCCATGGCAGTCTTGAAAGAGATGAGCAGGACGCAGTCCAAGAACATATTCTTGATATCACACAAGGACGAGTTGATATCCAGAGTGAACTCTGTGTTGAAAGTGGTAAAAGAAAATGGTTTTACCAGTTATGCCAATGACGTGGACATTGTCATTTAGGTATTGACTAACGCTTTTTTACAGCATACAATACAGATGTATTAATTAATACAACAAAGGAGAATACATGTCAAATACACATGAATCGATCATGGCCTCTATTCAGACCTATTCTGAAGAGAACCAAAAGTTCACCGAAAAAGGTATCAAAGCTTCGGGAACCCGAGCGAGAAAAGCTCTTGCCGAATTAGGAAAACTAGTAAAAGCAAGAAGAAAAGAAATCCAAGAAACTAAAAACGCTGAGAAGAACGCAGCAGCCTAGTTAAAACCTTTGGAATTTAAAAAGCCTGTGCATACCAATGTGCAGGCTTTTTTTATGATGGGATCATAATTCTTTATCAATGATCAGTGATCCATGCACTCGCACGCGGATGTGTCCATTGTAGTATCGATCAGACTCCAAAACTTTCCTGGCAAACTGTTCACGGGCCTCCACATAATTCAATTCTGCTTTGCTCCTGCAATAGAAAAGTATTTCTCTCCGAAATCGATCTTTGCCCAAAGCTTCTATGTCTCGCTCCAGCTGATCACTGCTGCCGTAGTAGTCTTGCCAGTCGCTGTCCACAGCGCCGCGAATTTTTTTGCGCACTTTTTTTCCGTTTTTTTGCGTGTGCATCTTGTATCGCGTAGTCTTGAATCTAGACAGCTTCTTGCCCACATACATGCGACCATTCTCCATGTTGGTAATGAGATATACGAACCCCACACAATCATTTGGTAATTCGGTCACTGGCTGGTTTCTGTAGATCCACTGCATGTGCGTATTTAAACTCAAGAATCACTTGAGAATAATATACGCATATTATATACACATGACACAGGCATCTTAAAATCAAAAAAAAAAATACAATAGGCTCTATAGCGTCCTTGGTAAAACAGTGAACTACTCCCATGCAGGTGGGCGGCGAATCACTTGACGCGACAGGCAAAAAGGATGGAGCTCTGGGAAACAGATCCAACTCCAGGTCCAGGTGGGATCATCATGCAGAGACCACATGGATTCGCGTTGTAATGAATGAGCTAACGGGTACAGCACAACCGCCCGGCGACAGCAGCGATGTATGGTGACTGCGAACTCAGCACATATGCAGGGTCGGTCGATTCGGCTAGCGATAGCCGAATTGTGACTGCTCATCTAGCACATAAGGCGCACGATGCTGTCGCATCGCGCTTGGCAATCACTGCAGCAGGACTAGGAAAGGAAACGAGCGCAAGCGAAGTTTCAGATGTGCGCAGCACATCTCGCAGGGCACAACTGTTAAAAGAATGGCTGCCCGGTTTTCTTGGTGACGTCCAGATTGTCCTTGACTATGCGGGACACTATGTCGCGATCCGCGGGGCTCAGCGCCAGCGCTTCCTGATAGGTAACTCCACCGCGCATGTACCAACAGATCTTGAACAGCTCGTGCTTGATGCTCTTGCCTTCAGTCTCGAGGTCCTTGAGATATCTTATGAGGTCAGATTCCGAGAGCGATAATAATTTTATACGAAAAAATTTGCGTTGTCGAACGTGATGGGCACTTCGTAGTTGGCGGGCGCGCCGGCCTTGATCTGCTCTTCCGTGGCCTTGACCCTGACGGGCTTGATGGAACCCTGCTGGCGGATGTTGCCCAGTTTGTTTTCCAGTTCTCTGATGACCCTGGCATCTGCGTTCTTGATGAAGTCTAGTATGGCAGTTCTGTCGGTCACCGTCTCTCCCGTGGGCAGCTGGATACGTTGGATGTTGTTGATCAGCAGCTCCACATTGAGATCGCTCAGCACCCGGAAACTCTCCGTGAAACGCTTGGTCTTTTCTTCCGCGCTGAGATTGCTCTGAGACACCTGCGCATAGATCCTCTGTTGTTCAAATGTTTTCAGCTGTGCATCTGTGATCTGTTTGTAGGTCAGCGGAGCGATGTGCAATTTCAATCCATCCTGCAGCTCACAGTGATCTGTGATCTTATCCTGCCGTATGATTTCCAACATCTGTGGCAGGTTCACAGTGTGTGTCTGTGTTTGATTGGTGCCCGGGACTCCTGCCGTGATGTCCATGGTCTCTCCATAGCTGGCTATACGGATGGCAATCAGCACTGTGTCTATGTCGTGATTGACCAGTTGCCATGGATCCTGTATGGTGGGAATGCAACTTTTGATCACATCCACCGTGGCCTGGCCGTTCATCATGCTGTCCGGCGTGCGGAAGGCCAGTTCATCCATCGCAGTCATGGGCAGCACAGGGTGTTCTCCCGTGACGGTCTTCTGCACCACTGTTTCAGCATAGTTTTTTTCACCGCTGGGCAAGCGTATGCTGATCTGCGGCTGCCTGTAGTAGCGTTTTAATGGGTTGGTGTTTTCTGTCATTTTTATATTCTATAAATATACATTATATTAATGTGCTTGTCACTATTTATATGAGCATATTTTAGGGGTTTTTACGCATGGATGAACAGGAACTGCAGCGGCTACTGGCCAAATATAACCAAGATTTAGTCAAAGAAATCACTAGGCTTATCAACGAATTACGCAAGGCGCCAATCCTCAGCGCATCTCAAGTCAAACGAGTCAACGATGAGTTCAAAAATTTAACCAAAAGATTGAACCTAAATGCCAGGGACGAAAAAGTATTAAACGATCTCACAAACAAGTTGATAGATGCAAAAGAAAAAGAGATCGAGGCAACCAAAGGATTAAACAATAAATTTTACAGCTTATTTAGACAGCTGGGATTGAACGAAACTGCAGCTCAGAAACAAGCAGACAATGCCACCGGTGCCGCTGATGTTTTAGAAAAATTAGGCAAAGCCGCATATGCAGGCAAGGGTTCTATCACAGAATTCACCAGTGCTTTCAAAGATAGGCTCGGCCTCATAGGCATCGGTTTACAAAATTTTGGTAATTTTGCTGACACCTCACTGGACGCATTCCGCACGCTGTCCAATGTGGGGGCATCATTTGGACAGAATTTATTCACGCTGAGAGAAACTGCTGCCAGCGCGGCTCTGCCACTGCAGGATTTTGTGAGATTGATTTCTCGCAACAGTGAAGGCCTGGCAGCCCTTTATGGTAGTAGCACCCTGGGAGCAAAAAGATTTTCTCAACTCAGCGAACAGTTTAGAAGAACCAGTATCGAACGTTTAGGACCACTGGGATTCACAGTGGATGAGTTGAATGATGTGTTGCTGGCCACGTTAAACTTACAAAGAAGAACAGGTACTTTTGTTGCAGATTCAACGCAGGATCAAATAAAATCAGCTGAAAGTTTAGGAACAGAACTGGACAAACTTTCCAAACTGACAGGACAACAGAGAACCACACTGGCCAAACAGTTAGAATCTCAGCTGACCAACGAAAGATTCACAGCATTCCTAGGCACAGTTAGCAAAGAGACCGGACAGAGACTGAGTGCGTTTGCGGCTTCTATCGGTGAATTGTCCCCAGGATTGAAAGAAGGCTTCCAAGATTTGATTGCTAACTCCGGGGCTCCGGTCACCGAGTCTGCAAGAATGTTGGTGCAGAACATACCAGAGGCCAGCGGCATTATTCAACAGTTAACCGCCGGAACCCTAGACTCTGCACAGGCCATGATAATGTTGAGAGACGCTGCTAAGAGATCCAACATAGCATTGGCAGGCGTGGCAGTGACCGGACAGGTGGCTTTTGCGAGGCAATTCAGCGCGGTTAACCAACTTGCCTCAGCCGAACTAAATCTAAAAGCAGTTACCGAAGAACAGAGAGCAGAACAGGATAAAGCCACTAAATCTCTCGCACTGTTTGAAGATTCCTCCAAGAGACTCAGCTCCAGTTTCCAATCCATCGAAACGGGATTTTACACAACATTAGGAAATTTTATAGGAACCACAGGCAACCAACTTAACAATGGTGTCAAATCTCTAGCAGATGGAATCAACGGCTTGAGTAATGGTACCAAAGCTATGCTGTACATGGGCAAAACCATTGGGGGATTTTTACTAGACAAGGGAGGACAAATAGCCACACACGCTATGGGTACTTATGCTGGTATAAGAATGGCCGGTGGCCTGGGCGGAGGATTGGGCGGAGGAGCCGGCGGCATGGGTGGCAAATTAGGTGGAGCAGCCAGAGTAGCAGGTGGCGTGGGGATTGGCCTCGCGGGAGTCGGTATAGGATCTGCCATGGCAGCCTCGTCGGAGTCAGATGCGGGCAAACTGTTGGGCATTGGCACCAGTGCTGCCAGCGGCGCCCTGGCAGGAGCATCAATTGGCAGTATAATTCCGGGTATAGGCACAGCGATTGGCGGTGTAATTGGAGCGATATTGGGAGCATCGGCGGGCATGGCCTCTCTGCAACCACCAGAGAAGCGCGCCACGGGCACCCTGGGCGAAACAGGTTTACCATTTGAACCCAAAACCAGCATGTTGCAAGTGGAATCAGGTGAGAGGGTATTAAATCGGCAGGAAACACAGGAATACAACAAGGAAGGACAGAGCGCTGCTGCTCAGTATGCAATGCTGACGTCACAAATGACACAGTACAACATGACTGCAAAGGAGACACTGGAGCTGCAAAAAGCCAACAACAAAGCATTAAATACCTTGGTAAGCATTAATGCAGCCACCGAGAAGAATACCAAAAAAACTTCCAAAGTGGTTGATAAAGTGGGGCCTTCTATAATATAATGATGTATAAAATATGAGCTGGAAAAAATATTTCAAAGAACCCAATCTAAGCCCCATCAGTGGGGAAAGGACTCCCAATTTTGCCAAAAGAAATTATTCATCCTATCTGCCCGACGTGTACACGGGGCATCCAAACAGGATACAGAGATACTTTCAATATGATCAAATGGACAACGACTCCGAGATCAATGCAGCGTTGGACATACTCGCAGAATTTTGCACGCAGGGCAATGATGAGAACGAAACACCATTCGATCTGATATTCAAGGACGATGTCACAGAGACCGAAGTAAAATTATTAAAGAAAGCACTGCAACAGTGGACGAAAAGCAACAGGTTCGGCAGGAGAATATTCCGTATTTTTAGGAACTGCTTGAAATATGGTGACTGTTTCTTCGTGAGAGATACTGAGACCAACAAATGGTTGTACATGGATCCTGCCAAGATCGACAGGATCATAGTGAATGAATCGGAAGGCAAGGTTCCAGAACAGTATATCATCAGAGACATCAACCCCAATTTACAAAAATTATCTGCCACACAGATCACGCCAAATCAACTGTATGGTGGCACCACAGGTGGGCCATACAATCAGAACTACATGGGCACAGGGCAGGGCATGAGCATGAGCTACCCCACCGGCGGCAGCGGAGGCAGGTTCTACAGAACCATGAATCAGTATGCGATCAATGCCGAGCACGTGGTGCACATGAGTCTGTCAGATGGCATGGACAATCTATTCCCGTTTGGTCAATCCGTGCTGGAACAGGTATTCAAGGTCTACAAGCAGAAAGAACTGTTAGAAGACGCTATCATCATTTATCGAGTGCAGAGGGCACCAGAACGAAGAGTGTTCTATATAGATGTTGGCAACATGCCAACCCACCTGGCGATGCAATTCGTGGAGAGAGTAAAAAATGAGATCAATCAGAGAAGAATACCCAGCACCACGGGAGGCATGAGCTATATCGACGCCACATACAACCCCATGAGCATCAACGAGGACTACTTCTTCCCACAGACAGCGGAAGGAAGAGGATCAAAGGTTGACACACTGCCCGGCGGTACCAACCTGGGAGAGATAGATGACCTTAGATATTTCACCAACAAGCTGTACAGGGGTCTCAGAATACCGGCGTCATATTTGCCAACGGGGGCGGACGACGGCGCGCAACAGTACAACGATGGCAGAGTGGGCACGGCATACATCCAAGAATTGAGATTTAACAAATACTGCGAAAGATTGCAGAGCCTGATAGGTCCGGTGTTTGACGAGGAGTTCAAATTGTGGATCAAAAACAAAGGTTACACCATTGACAACAGCACATTTGAGATAAAGTTCAATCCACCACAGAACTTCGCGCAGTACAGACAGACGGAGATGGATCAAAGTCGAGTGAGCACATTTGTGCAGGTGGCAGAGCTGCCTTACATGAGCAAACGTTTCGCTTTGAAGAGATTTTTAGGATTATCAGAAGAAGAAATGGCCCATAACAGCACACTATGGTCCGAAGAAAATGCAGTGGCGCAGAAGAAACAGACGAAAACCACCCAACTGCGGACTGCAGGAATCAGCCAGGCAGGACTGCAATCAGATCTAGATCAGTTTGAAAACCCAACCCCAGGAGAAGGATCACCAACGCCAGGCACAGCCACGCCAGGACCCGGTGGCACGCCATCTACGGGCGGTACTCCGGGCACCACGCCAGGGGGTGGAGCTACCGTCTAAGGCTTAAATAGCATTATGCGATTGACAGAAATGTGGTCATACACGCCACAGGGATTTGAACAGAATAAAAATTACAATGCAGAAGATGACATCTCTGTGTTGGATGCCGACGACACACGCAAGACTCGTTTAAAATTACAAGATATCAACAAAATGCGCCTGGCCAGCGAAGCACACGATAAAGATCAGAGAGAACAAGCAGAATTTGTGCAAAAGATGTACGGCCAACCCGCGGCTGGCCTTGACAACCCATCTCTTTAAACAATGTCCAACACAGCATTTGTATTGGGCAATGGCGAATCACGCAAAAATATCCTTGTAGCAGATTTGAAGAAACACGGCACCGTGTTTGCCTGCAATGCGGTGTACAGAACCGAAGAGCCCGACTATCTCATAGCAGTTGATCCCAAAATGATACTTGAAATTGCCGAAACTGACTATCCCAAGACACATGAAGTATGGACCAATTACAATCATCAATATTCAAAGAACGCCAATGCCAAAAATTACATCAAATGGTTTCAACCCAGCCTTGGCTGGAGTTCGGGTCCAACCGCTTTGAAAATGGCCGCCGATAAGAAATTCTCCCTGATCTACATACTGGGCTTTGATTATCAAGGGCACGTCAAGGACTCAAAAAATAAAAGATACGGCTTTAACAATGTTTTCAAAGATACCAGAAACTATAAAAAAAGCACAGATGAAGCCACTTATCATGGAAATTGGCTTAATCAAACCAAAAGAGTGCTGACAGATTATCCGCAAATACAATTTCGCAGGGTGATACGCAAAGATGCCTTCAAACCCACGGATCTGGAATTCAGCGCCAACTTTAAACACATAGATATTGAAGATTTCCTAAAAATACTTAATATACAACACCGATCTTGATAAAAACCACCGTTTTTTGACTAAAAGTACTGCTTTATTAGGGAACTGGCTTAAATACAACACTTTAAAGTATAAACAACCTTGCCGACAAAAGGAGCACGTGCAATGACACAATCAACCAATAAATTTGAGCAATTGCTTGAATTATTAATCAACGAAGAGAATGATAAAGCGCAAGCGCTATTCCATGAAATCGTTGTGGAGAAATCCAGAGACATCTATGAAGGCCTAGTAGACAGCGAAACAGCAATCGAAGAAGCCAAAGATGAGAAAAAAGACGAAAAAGAAGTAAAAGAAGAAGTAGTTTCTGAAAAAATGCATGACAAGAAAGACATGAAAGAAACCGAAACCGTTTCTGAAAAAATGCATGACAAGAAAGACATGAAAGAAACTGAAAAGACAGATTCAAAAGACGAAACAGTAGATGAAGAAGTAGAGATCGAAGAAGCGTCAAAAGAAGAAGAGTCAATCGAAGAAGTGGGCGGTGATGCTACCGATGATCTTATAGCTGATGTTGCGGCCGACGAAAAGGGCGAAGCAGAAGACTATGACAAAGATGGTGAAATCGACGCGCACGAGAAGGATCATGCCGAAGTCGAGGACAAAATCGTTGACCTTGAAGATGCTTTGGAAGAACTCAAAGCGGAATTCGAAAAAATGATGAACGGTGACAAGGGCGAGGACAAATCAGAAGAGTCCGCAGCACCCGCAGCACCAGTTCAAGACGCTCAGGCACCAGCAGCACCAGTGGCTGTGGCGCAAGAAGCTAAGAAGGATGACATGAAGAAGGAAACTGTGAAGGAGTATCATGAGAAGAAGACTGCCGACACAGCGGACCATTCAGACAAATCTGCCAAATCTCCGATAGCCGGAAAAAATGATATGGGTGGCACAGCCAAGAATATCGTTCAGGGCGGCGAAGAAAAAGGCAGACCTGCACCCAAAGCTAAAGAAATGGGCGGATTTGAAAATCAAATCGGTAAGGAAAAGCCAGCGTTCACAAAACAAGTGAAGGCCAACAACACCGATGGATCGGACAAATCAGCTAAATCTCCAATCGCTGCTGCTAAGAAGTAAGCGCTAAGAGAGGAAAGAGGGAGCGAAATGTCACTGTACCTAAGAGAGCATTTGACCTACGATCAGGCCAGGATGGAAATCTTGCACGAAGGCAAGGAAGGCAAGGACCTTTACATGAAGGGAATCTGCATCCAGGGCGGCATCAAGAATGCCAATCAGCGAGTGTACCCAGTCAATGAGATACAAAAGGCTGTGAAGACACTCAATGACCAGATCACGTCAGGTTATTCTGTTCTGGGAGAAGTGGACCATCCCGATGATTTAAAAATTAATTTGGACCGAGTAAGCCACATGATTACAGACATGTGGATGGACGGTCCAAATGGATACGGCAAGATGAAGATCCTGCCAACACCAATGGGCCAACTAGTGAAGACTATGTTAGAGTCCGGAGTCAAACTGGGCGTGTCTAGCCGAGGTTCTGGCAATGTGTCAGAATACGGTGGAGGACAGGTCAGCGACTACGAGATAATAACAGTTGACGTAGTGGCACAACCTTCGGCACCAGGTGCTTACCCAACCGCGATTTACGAACACTTGCTAAACACAAGGGGCGGAAATAAAGCGATGGGTCTGGCTGCTGAGATTAGAGATGACAAAAAAGCACAAAAGTACCTGAAAGAGGCGCTAACCAACATAATAAAGGACCTAAAATAATGTTCGACGCAATATCAAAACTGGTTGAGTCAGGTGTTATTTCCGAGGACACTCAAAAGAGCATCCAGGAAGCCTGGGACAACAAGGTTAAAGAAAATAAAGAGCAAGCTGCTGCTGAACTTAGAGAAGAGTTCGCGAAGCGATATGAGCACGACAAGGGCAACATGATCGAGGCCATCGACAAGATGATGACCGACAAGCTCAGCGAAGAGATCACCAAGTTCGTAGAAGACAGAAAAGCACTTGCAATGGAAAAGACGGCATACAAAGAGAACGTGGGCAAGCATTCTGCCAAATTGGAATCATTCGTGATGAACAAATTAGCAGAAGAGATCACAGAACTTAATGCCGATCGAAAGAGCGTGCATGAGAATTTCTCCAAATTGGAAGAATTCGTTGTGGCAGCTCTAGCAAGAGAAATCAAAGAATTCCACGAAGACAAGAAGTCAGTAGTGGAGACCAAGGTTAAATTAGTGAAGGAAGCCAAGGAGCAGATGAAGAAACTCAAAGAAGCTTTCATCACTAAATCGGCCAAAGTGGTTGAAGATGCAGTGACCAAGAAATTGGGCGAGGAACTCGCTCAGTTGAAAGAGGACATCACTGCGGCAAGACAGACCAATTTTGGAAAAAGAGTTTTCGAGGCGTTCGCTTCAGAATATCAATCTTCTTATCTCAATGAGAAGAGCGAGACTGCCAGACTATTAAAAGTGGTCGACGAGCAGACTTTGAAGATAGCGGAAGCCCAGAAATCCATCGACGAGAAGCAGGCGGTGATTGAATCCAAGGAGAAGGAAATTTCCCGATCCAAAGATTTAATGGAACGCAAGGAAACGATGGCTGAGTTGCTCAAACCATTGAGCAAAGACAAGGCAGACGTGATGAGTCAGTTGCTTGAATCAGTTCAAACAAAAGACCTCAAATCTGCATATGCAAAGTATCTGCCCCCAGTGATGGACGACAAGTCCGTTGGACCCGTTGGCAAGAGAGTGATCTCAGAAGCCAAAGGCGACAGAGCACAGAGGGAAGATGCTGATTTAACCAATATCCGCAAATTGGCGGGTATTCAACACTAAACAAAAAGGGAAAAAGATCAAATGTCAGAACTATTTGAATCAAAATGGGGCGAAACAAAAGCCGCATTGACCGAAGGTTTAAGTGGCAATAGAAAAAAGACTTTGGACATAGTGCTTGAGAACACAAAGAGAGCATTAACTGAAGCCGCTACCGCAGGTGCTACATCTGCAGGTAACGTTGCTACCTTAAACAGGGTTATCCTCCCAGTAATCAGACGGGTTATGCCAACCGTGATCGCAAACGAGATCGTTGGTGTTCAACCTATGACTGGACCGGTGGGACAAATCCATACCTTAAGAATAAGATACGCAGAAGCATCATCTGGTACGACTACAACTACCGCAGGTGAAGAAGCGTTATCTCCATTCAAGATCGCTGAAGCTTATTCAGGTGACAACTCTTCTACAAAAGCAGGCGCAACTTCTGCTCTAGAAGGAACTCCTGGAAAGAAATTAAGCATCCAGATCTTAAAACAAGCTGTTGAAGCAAAATCAAGAAAACTATCTGCAAGATGGACTTTTGAGGCTGCTCAAGACGCACAGGCACAGCAAGGCATCGACATCGAAGCTGAAATCATGGCCGCTTTAGCACAAGAAATTACTGCTGAAATCGACCAAGAAATCCTGGGTTCACTAGTGACCTTAGCGGGTTCTAGTAACACAGAAGCGTTCGACCAAGCCGCTGTATCTGGAACTGCAACTTTCGTGGGCGATGAGCACGCGGCACTTGCAATCTTGATCAACAGAGTGGCAAACACAATCGCACAAAGAACAAGAAGAGGTGCAGGTAACTGGGCGGTGGTATCACCAACTATGTTGACTGTGCTTCAATCTGCAACAACCTCAGCGTTCGCAAGAACAACTGAAGGAACGTTCGAGGCTCCATCAAACACCAAGTTTGTTGGAACATTGAACTCAGCGATGAGAGTTTACGTAAATTCTTACTCAGCTGACACAGATGCAGGTAACAAAGTGCTTGTAGGATACAAAGGATCGTCAGAAGCAGATGCTGCTGCGTTCTATTGTCCTTACATTCCTTTGATGAGTTCAGGCGTTGTGCTTGATCCGTCTACCTTTGAACCAGTAGTAGGTTTCTTAACAAGATACGGTTACGTAGAGTTGTCAAACACTGCGTCATCTCTTGGTAACGCTGCCGACTACCTAGGTACAGTAACGGTAACCACATCAAACTTAAAATTCAAATAATCGCAAGATTGGAGAATTTTTCTAGAAAAGGGCGTCAGAAATGGCGCCCTTTTTTTTTGACCGGGCGTCATTCTATATACATATTATCGAATTTTTTCACTGTCATACGAACCACAAAGCAAATCTAGTATTTTAATAAATCTAGCTGCCATTTAAATATTTCTACGAACAATCAAGTTCGTCGCAACAATGTGAAAGGAGTCCAATAAAATGGAATACTTAAACAAAGTAAAACAATGGGCGTCCGCGCTGGCAGATCTTGGCGTGACCCTGTTGGCCCTTGGGATAGTGCTGGAAGTGTTGTTCAAGGGACAGAGCATACCGTTCCTGTCTCAGACCAACATCATAGGCAACATCACCCAAATCGTGAAAACTTTTTCCACTGAGGGACTGGTTGGCTTGATAGCCATCTTTGTCTTGTACAGCATCTACAAGAAGAAGTAACACGGCCCAGGAAACTGAGGGCGGTGTTCGCGAGCATCGCCCTTTTATCACACAGTATAATATATTTCAGCATCGCATAAATAGCTTCAGTTCAAGCAGTGCTCCACAATGGTGTGGAGACTTATGCGGATAACCACCGCGTAGCTGGTAGAACCAGCATTGGACTCCTAAACAAAGGAGAAAACAAATGGGACGACCATTAAAAAAAATACGTTTCTCAGACCCAAACGTAAACGCAGAAGGAACAGCGGGCAAGATTGAAGTGACTGCCTACTTTCCAAGTGGTGGCTCTCTGCAGCAAGACGACAATTCTTTCATCGTCAGCCAGAGATCATCTAAGAGGTTCAAGATACATCAGCAAAACGACAGCTCTGATTCAATCTTGACACTCAAGGCCGTGGCTCCGGCATCATTGGCAGAAGGCGAATTCTGCGTCAAAGTGTTGCTGGGAGACTCTACAGTGGCCTACGTTGCCAAGTTCTTCAACAACACCGTCCACTATGTCACAGCGGCTGGCGCCACAGGCGTGGCCAAGTACAGCCTAGGCACAGCGGCAGCAGAAGACACTGCAGTTTCTGGATCAGTTGTAATCGACGTGGTCTAATAGCAACGCAACAAGCAGGATGGGGGATTCAATATCCCCCTTCCACAGTTATAAATACAGCTGGATATGGCAAAAACACTACGCACATCAGGAGATTACACCATAAAGGCAGGATCAGGTGCCGCGGGCACCCATCAGATCGACCTGGATTCAAAAACAGTGAGGGTGCGTGGGGACCTAATCATAGATGGGGACACAACCACTGTGAACACAGCCAATCTCTCAGTGGAGGACACATTCATAGAGCTGGCCAGGAACAACTCCGGCGAACTGCTGGACGCGGGACTGTACGTGAACAGGGGCACAGCCGGCAACAACGCACTGTTCTACTGGGATGAGTCCGAAGACAATTTTATAGTGGGCACCACCACCAACGACGCGGGAACCAGCCCCATAACCAACATCGCCCTGGCCAACATAAAGGTGGCCACCACGCCCACGGACAACAACCACGCGGCCAGCAAGAGCTACGTGGACTCGACGGTGGTAGCGGCAGCGGGCATGACCAGCTTCGATATCACGGCCGACACAGGCTCAGCACAAACAGTGGTAGATTCAAACATCATCACTTTTGTGGGAGGCGGCAACATCAGCACAGCGGTGAGTGCCACCGACACCATCACAATTAATTTAGATCAAAATTTGACTAGTGTGAACTCTATCACATCAGCTACAGGACAAAATTTAACATTGGCTGGAGATACAGGATTGGTTGTTGTGAACAACATTTTAACATTTGCTTCAACTGCTTCAGATCCTGCAGGTACACCAACCTATACCAAAATATATCACAAAACAATAGGTGGGGGAGACAGTGGTATATATTTTAAAAACCCGTCAGGCACGGTAGGAGAATTGATAAGTAAGAAGAAAGCAACTGCCTTGGCAATTGCTCTAGGATAAAGATATGGCTATTACAAATTTTCAAGTAGGAACCAGTACATCAGTGGCTGCATTCACGGCATCCGGTGATGTTGCAGTCACGGTGATTTACATCTGCAACATTTCGGGCTCAGACGGAGACGT